GTAGTGACGCAGGTGATTGAGGACACAGTAGAAGCGGTCGGCGCCGTCGGACAAGCTGTAGGTGTCGTTGAGCAGTTTGCGTTGCAGACCCAAGAGCGGGTAGAGGCGGATGCGCGTGCGCGGGTGCCTGCGGACCGGATCATAGACGATTCACTTGAGCAGATTTCGGCGCGGATTACGGATCTGCTTATGCGGGTGAGTGACACGCGTAGTACGATCGCGCGCGCTGGCGTCTACGTGGATGAGGAGGATGGCAGTGTCAAAATCGAGGGCGTCAAGAGCCTAGAGGGTGCGCTGTTCGAAACGCAGATTGCCGTCAATGAAATCGCTGGGCAGATCGGGCTTTTTGCATCGCAGCAGTTCGTCCGCGAAGAGATTGCGGCTCAGGTGTTGGATCCGTCTCAACTTCCCGTGCTGGACGACATCATCGCGCAGGTCAACGAGGTGCAGCTGGTTCTGGACGCCGCAACGGCATCGCTGGCGGCAAAAGCTGACGCAAGCACCGTCTCAACGCTCGGCGCACGGCAGGATCAGGCGGAGCTGGAGATCAGCGCTCTAGACGCAGCGGTCGCTGCCCGCGCACTTTCCACTGAAGTCAGCGCCGTCGAGGCGCGGGTGGCCAGTGCCGAGCTGGAGCTTTCCACTCTGGACGGGGCGGCGTTCGATATTGCATTGCGAGACGTGCGCCGGCTGTCGGGTGAAAGCGAAGCATCCGCGGTGGCGGATCTGGCGGGCCTCTTGCGGATCTATGAAGAAGGTGAGCAGCGTCGCGCCGATCTGGCCTCTGCGCGCCTGTCTTTGAGTGCTGATATTGACGAGGGCCGGACGGCTCTCGCTCAGCTGGAGGTGGAGCTTGCAGCCGCGATCGAAGCCAGCGAAGCGCTGGTGTTGCAGGAGGCTGAAGCACGCGCAGATGCGTTGTCCGCAGAGGCAAGTGCACGGCAGGATGTGACCGCGCGAGTGGGTGACCTTGAGACCGATGTGGCCCAGACCTCTGCGGCTGTTACTGACCTCGCAACAGCCACCTCGGATGCAGATAGTGCTTTGGCGCAGCGAGCGACAAGCCTTGAGGCGCGAGCGGACGATCTGGAGAATGAGGTGGGTGCCACTTCAGCGGCGGTAAATACCCTCGCCACAGCCTCGGCGAATGCCGACAGTGCGCTGGCCCAGCGTGCGACCAATCTTGAAGCACGGGCTGGTGATCTGGAGGATGACGCCTCGGCCACCTCGGCGGCGCTTTCTGACCTGGCTACGGCCTCTGCGACCGCCGACAGCGCGCTGGCGCAGCGTGCGACCAATCTCGAAGCACGGGCTGGTGATCTGGAGGGTGACGTATCTGCCAACACGGCGGCGGTGAGTAACCTCGCCACGGCCTCGGCGAATGCCGACAGTGCGCTGGCCCAGCGTGCGACCAACCTTGAAGCGCGAGCCACTGATCTGGAGGGCGACGTCTCTGCCACCACGGCGGCGGTGAGCAACCTCTCCACGGCGTCCGCCAATGCCGATGCCGCACTGGCCCAGCGTGCGACCAATCTAGAAGCACGGGCCGGTGATCTGGAGGATGACGTCTCGGCGACCTCGGCGGCGCTTTCTGACCTGTCTACGACCTCAGCAAACGCCGACAGCGCGCTGGCACAGCGGTCGACCAACCTTGAGAGCACGGTCTACAATGCGACCACAGGGCTGGCTGCTACTCGGGGGCGTGTATCCACGCTTGAGAGCACCCGAGTTACGGCAGCCGGTGCTGTTTCGGCGGTCACGCAAACGATCAGTGCCAGTTACGGCAGCCTTGATGCGCTGGCGACAGCCACCTCGCTGGCCAAAGCAGGGGTCGATGGCTTGCAGGCGGGCTATCTCTGGCGGGCGCGTGCAGGCGGCGTGACGGGTGAGGTCGAGCTGGTCAGCAATGGTGTCGCGGCGCAATTCGTTGTGCGCTCCGACCGGTTCAAATTTGTGGGCGATCTGGCCGAGTTTTTCTCGAACGTTCAGATCACCGGTGATCTGATTGTGGACGGGGCCATCACGAGCCGAAATGTTGAAATCGGCGCTATCAGCAAGACCTATATCACTGGGTTCCCCAATGGTCAGGATCTAGACGCAAATGAAGTCGTAGTAGGGCCGATCAACGTCTCCTTTTCTCCTTTCGAGTTCAATAGCGAAGGAGGCGTTCTAAACCCGATAGTCATCGAAATGCACTTTGAAGTTCAGCCTCAGTCCGATAGTGCCGGCAGCGTTGTTTTCCGTGTTGACGGGGTACGTAACGACGGCACGACAGCCGTAACCGGTCCTCCGAAGCCATTCTATTTCGGGGCTGGTAACAACGGAAGCAGGCTGAGCGGTTCTGTCAAGATCATCCCGATAAACGTCGTGAGTTCAGTTTACCTGGCCTCGTTTCCAAAGATTAGAGTGCGCGCTTCATACGGCACAACGGGCGCTCAGACGCAGATCTTCAACATGACTGCCGAAATTAAGCAGGTGAACAAATGATGCGCCATGTTCTTCTTCTCACCGCGCTGCTTTCTAATCCAGCTACTGCTGAACCTGATCGCATGTCTGTTCTGCTCGGCTCTCAGCATCTTGGCGCATCAGTGAACTTTGAGCAGGTCAACCCAGGCGTATTTCTGACGTGGGAACACCGCGCGTTGGGGTTGGATTACAGTGTCGGTGCCTACCGCAACAGCTACGGTCGCGGGTCTGTCGCAGTTCTTGCCGCTTTGCCTGTGGTGAAGTGGCCCAAGGGCCAGGTGGCAGTGTTCGCTGGGCTAGCGCTCTACCCGCATGACGGGCGAACATTTCGAACTCACGTGGGCGACGTCGTCCCGATGGGTGGCATCCAGATCAGGCAGGGCAATACCTTTACGCAGATTATGCCCGGAGACGGGGGCGTGGCTGATGCGGTGATCAGCTTCGGGATCACTTTTGAATTAGGAGAGTAAGATGAGCTGGTACAAAACGGGCACCGTCACGGTGACCAACGGAAGCGCGACGGTCACAGGTGCGGGCACGCTGTTTGTTGGCGCGGTACAGGCAGGTGCCGCCTTCGTTGGCCCGAACAGGCAGGTGTATGAGGTTGTTGCGGTCATCAGCGCTACACAGTTGACCATCTCGCCAGCATATGTGGGGAGTTCGCAGCCTGGTGCTGCCTATGGCATATTCCCGACCTACGCCGCGCTTGTCTCCTTTAACACGCGCTTGAATACGCTGTTGGTCAATTACGAAAGCGTGTTGACCGGCGCAGGAGCAGGCAAGTTCCTGAATGGTACAGCTGCGCTTCCGTCAATGTCGTTTGTGTCTGACCCCGACACAGGGCTTTACCGCCCCGCGTCAAACCAAATGGCGGCATCCACGGGTGGCGTGCGCCGTTGGCTGTTGAGCAACACCGCGTTTCAGGTCGATGTGCCGATTACGGGCACTGCGGTTACTCAAAATGATTTGGACATGACGTCTGGTCGCTTGATGAAAGTCGGGTACGGCGGTCTTGGATCAGGCAGCCCGCCGAGCCCGCCAAATAATGATATGGACGATTTTGAAATTTGCGGATTTTTCCAGTTTACCTCCACTGATGCAAATATACCTTTCTCCTTTGGCGCAGGTATTAACCTTGCACGATTTGACGCTCTGGGCGGTCAGCTTGCAATCGAACGCGCCCCAAATGGAAGAATGGCCTATAGACCGTCACCAGACGGCACCACGTTTGGCGACTGGAGAACCGTCATTACTGAAACCACCGCTCAGTCATTGTACGGATTGGGCAACTCAATAAAATCAATTGACCTGACTATAGCTGATGACGCTGTTGGGACAGTCACAACGCCGCGTAATGGTGGATGGGTGTTTGTAACAACACAAGGGCGTGGGAATTTCCCAGACCAAAACACAAGCGGGCTTACTTACTACGACACGGGCGGGTCTCCGCGCATGGACAAGGTGACTACAGGGGGCACCAGCGCCAATTTTAAGGTCTCAAACGACTTGGTCCTAACAGGCACGGCGGGAATTGACGGGGATCTGACAGTATCCGCACAACCGGCAAACGGCACACTGAAAGTTGAGAACAGAACAGGCGCATCCGTAACTATCCAAATGACATTCTTGTAAGAGGCACAGCATGATTACAGCTATAAATAAGGGCGGTAACGAGTGGATCGTCGAAAACGACGAGGATGGTTTGAGCCAAACTGTTTTCTTGCGCGAGACTGCCAACACCGAGCAGGACGCAATTGACACCGCCTACCCGCCACCGCCTACACAAGCCGAGATAGATTCCATCACTGTAAAAGAGATAGCGGCAAAAAGAGCAGTGTCGATCACGCGCCGCGAGTTTTGCATCGCACTTGCCACAGAAGGCGTTTTGCAACCTACTGACGCAATCGCTGCGGCCAAAGGCGAGTGGCCTGCCGTGATGGACAGCTTCTTGTCATTCCTAGACCCTGCGCAGTCGGTAGACGCGCAGATCGAGTGGGCTGCGACCGGAAGCGTTGACCGACTGCATCCGTTTGTTTTGTCTTTGGGTTCATGGCTTTCTTTGACAGAAGTACAGATCGACGAACTGTTCGGTATTGGTGCATGAGCGGCGCGGGTTCCTTTTTCTCGGGCTTGGCTGGTGGAGCATCCACGGGCCTGAACCTGAAAGAGCGCCGCAAGGATCGTGAGGCGCAGAACGCGCGCACGGATGCAATGCAAGCCAGCGCAGACCGTAAGCAGACGGAGCGTGGCATCTATTACGACGGTATGGAGCGGGGCTTTGATGCGGCGGGGAAAATGGGCGGCGGTGCGGCAACAAGCGGTGGCGGCGGTCGGGCCAGCACGTCCTACAGCGGGGGCGGAAACCGCGACACGTTTATCGCCGACATGATGCCCTACGCGATTGAGGTGGGCCAGCAAACGGGCCTCGATCCTCGCCTCATCATCGCGCAGGCCGCACAGGAAACCGGCTGGGGCAAGTCTGCTCCCGGCAACAACTTCTTTGGGATAAAGTCTCACGGCAAGGCTGGTGGCAACACGATGGCGACGAACGAGGTGGTGAACGGCCAGACTGTTCGCATCAACGACAGCTTTCGGGGCTACGAAGGGATGGGGGACAGTGTGCGCGGCTATGGCGAGTTCCTGCAAACCAACCCCCGCTACAAGCCGATGCTGGCAGCCGGAGACCTTGACGGTCAACTTGCCGCTCTTGGCAGGTCTGGGTACGCGACAGACCCAAACTACGCCGCCAGTGTCGGCTCTATCGCCAACTCGATCAGGTTGCCGAGCGCAGCGCCAAAGGAGCGTGCAGCGCCGCCACCAGCCCCCACAGCCGCACCTGCGTCGGTATCATCTGGCAAGCCCTTGAGCTACAGCAGAGGCGTAATCCCAAAGAAACCAGCCGGTGAGGAAATCCTCTCACGGTTCTACGGCAAAAAGGCGATATAACATGCAACGTGGTCTGGGATCATTTATTCAAGGCGCTTTCGGTGGATACACCTACGGCGAAGACCTGAAAGACAAGAAAAAGGATCGTGAACGCAAGTCCAAGGACGACGATTGGCTGGCAAAGTCGCGTGAGCGTCAGGAGGAATCGTGGGAGCGGGACGACGCATGGACCGACAAAACGCGCGCCCGCCAAGAAACTGTATGGGGCCGCACCGACACCGAATACAACCGCGCGGAAAAGGAGCGTTCGGTTCTGGCCGCCATTGGTCAGGACGCAGAAGACAGCTATGCCGAGTATGAGACGTACGGCGGGACGCCCGTACAGCCAGACGATCCATCCGCAGGCGCACCACAGGGGCCGGAAGGTGCGGCGGTGTCTGCCGATCCCGCGCGACGTCCTGCCGATCAGCCTGAATTTGAGCGCGGCGCACCGCAGTATGCGCAAGGCTATGGCGCCCCACAGGCGCCTCGCCAACCTCGCGGCTTGGGTCAGGCGGCAATGTCAGGCACGCCAGCCGTGCAGTCCGCACAGCAGGTTCCAGCGGGCATGCCCCGCGTTGCACAGCGCCCACAGCGCCCAGCAGAGACGGACCAGCCAATGCCTTCATGGCAACCGTCTGCGGCGGGGCAGGATGCTGCGCAGATTGCAGAAACGGCGCGGCGTGAATTGCAGACGGGCCTGAATAGCCAGACATATGAGCCACTGACGCCGCAAGAGACAGAAATGCGCCGCCAGTATGTTGTTGGGGCAGGCAATCAAGCACCAGCTGCGAACGAGGGGCAGGGACCGGACGTAGGGCGTGCAACCCCGCAAATGGCAGGGCCAGCACCAACCAACGGACAACAGCCGGTCACACCCGCTGCACAGTCTCCGGTGCCGCGTTCGGTAGTGCAGCAACCAGCGCCACCACAGGGCGGGCCTGACGCGCCCGTGAACACCTCACCTGCGGCGGCCGTTGCGCCACAGGATCAAGCGGAAGCTGCGGCAGACTTCGAGCAGGCCGTCACCGCGCCACCAGACAAGGGCGGCGCACCATCCCTTGCATCGGCAGCAGAGACAGCGCCAAAGCCCAAGGGTGTTGTGGGGCCGAATGGTGCGGTCAAGACGACGAAGGCGCAGGCAGATCGCGCGTCAAAGAGTTTCTTGGATCACTACGCGGAAACCGCCGTGCCCAAGATCATCCAGTATTACGCCTCGCAGGGTAACATCGAGAAAGCCCAGGCATTTGAGACGTGGGCGGGTAGCCGTGAGGCGCGCGGGCAGCTTGAAAGCTGGGGCAAGGCCGTGCATGCCGCGACCATTGGTGACGATGATGCCTTCCTTGATCACATGTCGGACACCTACAACTCATACGATGATGGATATGAGGTTATCCGTGCTGAATCGGGTTTTGAGCGCGGGAGCGACGGGGCTGTGACCGGCGCGCAGATCACGTTCAAAAACGTAGAGACCGGCGAGACGTTTGTGAAGAAGTACGAGGATCAGGCCGACATTATCCGCGAAGGTCTCTATGCCCTCTCTCCTGAACAGGTGTTCGAGAACCTTTGGGGCCAGCTTTCGCAGGCGGGCGAGGTCGCGGCGGATCAGCGCAAGTTTGAGCGCAGCATCATCCTCGAACAAGTCAAAGCTGGGGCGAAAGCACCAGCCTCGAACGCGGACGACATTGCGGGCGCAAAAAAGGCACTGTCCGAGCAGCTTGACTTTGGTGAGTGGGCCAAACTCACGCCAGATCAGCAAACGCAGATGGCGATTGAGTATGTTCAGTCCAACCGCGCGGCAGGGGCGGCGCTGGCGGCACCGCAGCAGCAACCCTTGCCAGACCTCTATCTGGGTGACTGACAAAGCGCGCCGCAGGGAAACTTGCGGCGCTGTTGCATTTTGAAACCAACGGTCCTATCTAAATGATATGGATTATTTTCAACGCATGAACGTCGCCATAGCTATTGGCTACATCTTCGGGGCCATTGGCCTAATTTCAATGTTTGGGGTTATCGCCTTCGCAATCACTGGAAATATCGCCCTGTCCGCTGTCATTGGTGCCGTGTCTGGCGTTGTGGCTACTGTCTTCATGGTCCGGTCGGAAGACCGTCGCCGCGAATGGACCGTCGACAGGCGCAAAGACAAAGTCTAAGCATCTTCCCGACAGCCTAACTCTCTGCTACGTTGCGCCAACATACCCGCGCAAGATGTGCGGCCACATTCCGCATATGCAGAGGTTTGCCGTGGCTGATAACATCTTCTCGAAATCCCCCGTCCAGATTGCAACAGAGCGCGCAGACACCAGAACGCGCGGCATTATATCTGACCAAGCGCCGAAAGCCCCCGCTGGCGTAGGCTTCGAGGATCTTGCACGGACCACCAGAGTACCCACAAACGTAATCGAGGCGATTGCAGAAGCGTCTGGTATCACGGACCCCGCGCAACTCAACGATTTCACCTCGAAGGCGTCAGGGGCAATCGGCCAATCACTATCATCCGGTAAAGGCATGCAGGACGCCATGCGCGAGGCGTTCGGTGAAGGCGTTGATACTTCTGCTATCCTTGGGCGTGCGGTCGAGATTGGCAAGGGCGTGGGCAGCGCCGCGACACCAGCACCGGACGCAAGCGCAGGGGCTTCACAGTCTGACGGTATCGGCGGCTTGGGTGGCGTGGCGCTTCGTGGCGCCAGCGGGTTCGTCAAAGGTGTCGGGATGGCCGCAGAGGGCGCAGGGCGTGGGATGGATGCTGCATCCGGTGTAGGCCGCGAGATTGTCAGTGAGCAAGTCGGGACCGATGAAAACGGCATGCCGATCATGGACGCGAAGCGCGTAGACCCCCGCGAGGGCATGGGCGCGAAAGGCGGACGTGCAGCCAATGAATATCTTAAAGGCAAAGCCGATCAGGTTGCGGGCTTCATCAGCAAAGGCTCCACCGAGGCAATGCAGGGTTCTACGTTCAAGGGTGACCTCTTCAAGCCCTCCACATGGGAAATGCCGGAAGCGCCGAGCGCGACAGGTCTGGCGCACCTCACAGCAGACGTTTTGGGCAGCATGGGGCCGGTTATTATCGCAGCGCTGGCTACGCGCGGCAGTTCGTTGGCAGGCGCTGCCGCTGGCGGCGCGCAATCGGCCGGCGCTGGGGCGGATCAGGCGCGTGAGGACATCAAGGCGCTACTGGCAGACAAGGACGAAAGCGGCGTCTCAAAGCTGGCGCGCGAAAGTAAGCAGTATCAGGCGCTCATTGCCAGCGGCAAATCGGAAGAGGAAGCGGCTGACATTGTGTCGATGGCAGCACAGCAGCTTGCGGCAGGCTGGGCCGCCGTGCCCGGTGCGCTTGGCGGTGCAGCGACCGGTGCAATCGTATCAAGGCCACTCGCCAGCCTCGCTGGACGTGGGGCGGCGACACGCATTGCAGGGACCGCCGCTATTTCCGGCGCAGAAGAGGGTTTGCAGGAAGTCGCGGAGGGTGTGGCTTCAAAGTTTGGATTGAGCCAAGCTGCGCAGATGGAGGTGGACCTGACGGCGGACAGCCTCAACAATTTCATGCTTGGCGCCCTTGGCGGTGGTGTTGTCGGCGGCGCATCCGGCGCGATGAACGGCCAGAAAGCGGAGGCAGATCCGCCACTTGCGCTACCAGCACCAAAGCGCGCACCCCCGCCGCTGCCGCAGGGTGACGGCGGCGCTGCACCAGCAGGGCCGCCACCTCAACTCGCCCCACCGGTGCCGACCGGCGCAGATACTACGGCGGCCCCCATGCCCGCACCGGCGGACGCAACGCCTCCACCGGTGCCGCTGAATGGCCTGACGGATCAAGAGGAAGCCGAATTGGCGGCCCTTGAGGCTGAAATGGCGGGAATGATGAACGTCCCGCCGAAGCCGACCGGCCCCGTAGGCCGCGCCGCAGAACAAGCGCCCGCCGTCGCGCCAGAGCCAGAGGCATTGCAGCCGCTTGCCCGCAACCAGCCCAAAGGGTCGCGCGTCTCGATCACAGTGCCTGGGGGAAAGCCCATCGACGCCACTTTCCAAGAAGAGACGGACGAAGGCATCACGTTCGAGCAGGACGGCAACCCGTTCTTCATCCCGCGCGCCGAGATTGAAGCCGGTGATGTGCAGGTAACTGCGGTCACGCCATTGAGCCAGCCCGTAGCAGAGGAATCGCCAGTTGTCGCGGAAGTCGCAAGTGTCGCAGCCCCCGCAGTCATTCCGCCCGCGCACGCGCGACGGCCGCAGAAGGAGGGCGCGCCCAAGCTGCAAAAGCGGCCCCTCACAAACTTCATGAAGTCCAACAACATCTACGTCGACCCCAACAGCCCCGCAGGGATCGAACTGAAAAACCTTGGCGTGACACCGCAGACGACAATGGGCCTGTTCAGAAATGACGGATTGAAGGATCTTGATAACCTGCCCGCCAGCGAATTTGGCGATTTTGGCTATTTGATCCAGAACGACGACAACGGATACCTCGACCGCGACGCGCTGATTAGTGCGCTGGCCGAAGAGGCAGCAGGCCGTCCGGTGCAGGATACAAGCCAGATCGAGGCGCAGGCCGTCGCTGATTATAAGGCGGAAATGGCTGAACTCGAAAGCCAAGGCATTGCCGTCGATGATCAGGGCATGATCGAGATTGACCCCATTTCAGAGGATTGGGCAACAGTAGCGATGGCCCCGTATTCTGAAATGGACGACTTCGACGCGGGCGAAAACTACGGCATCCGCATGCGCTCCGTCCTGACCGGCGTAGAGCAGCGCATTGGTATCACCCTGACACCGACGGAATACTACGAGATTGACGCCCGCCTGCGCGAGTATGGCGGCGTTGCAGAGGATGCTGTATGGTGGCAGTTGAGAAACGGGATTGAAGAGGATCAAACCAGTGCCACAGAACAATCAGACGACGGCGAAAATTCCGGCCCCCCTCTCCTTGAGCAAGAAACACAGGGACAAGACGGCGCAGTTGGTACGGACCCATTCGCAGAAGGTGAACAGCGACCCGAACGCGACGCCGGAACAGAGGGCGCAGGCGGCGCGCAAGATGGAAATCCTGACGGCGCTGGAAGCCAAACAGCCCAAGTAGGGCCGGAGCCAGCCCTACAGGACCGCTGGTGGAGCAACCTGCCCAAAGCCCGCCACGCGGCAAAGCAGGTGGGCCTGACGAAAGAAGGCATTGGTGGGGACGCATGGACGGACCTCGCCAGCCTCACCGAGATTGTGAACGGGGAACTGGACACGATTGGATACCGCGCCCTCAAGTCCACACAGCCAGCCACAGAGCAGACACCGGAAGGCGAACAGACGCTGATCGAGGGCGTTGCTCCGGTCACTGACAAGGACCGCGCTGAACTCCAAGCCAAAAAGCCCAAGCGCGGCGGCGACGCGGCCACAGACTTTGGCCTGTTCGATACCGGCGCGCGGGATCAAACCGACATGTTCGACACGCCTCCTGCCACGCCTAGTGTCGCAGCCCCCGCACAAATCCCCGCGGTTAATCCCACCATAGAAAATATCCGCGAGAAAGCGGCCGTTTTGAAAGGCGTGCCCAAAGACAGCCCGCCAGACGTGGGCAATATCTCCCTGAAATGGGACGAGCGCGCGGGCGGGTTCATCTTCTCCCGCAAGCATACCGACAAGGTTGAGGCCGCTATCGCCGCGATGGCACCGGCGCCGACCGGCCCGACACCCCCTGACGGCACCCCGCGCCCACAAGTCGGAGATAGCGGCTATGCACTCTCCGACGCGCTGAACGATCTGTCTGACATGAAGGCTGAACAAGCGTCAGAGGGCATGGTTTCAAACGGCCGTCGCGGTAAAGACGTAGGCTTGCGCATCCTTGAACAGCAGGAACTGGTCAAGCGTATGCAAAAACAGGCTGAATTTGACAATCAGCGCAAAGTAGACGGCGAGCGGGCTGGGATCAAAAGGAAAAACGAAATTGCCGCCAAGATCGAGGCCGAGGCCGCGCAGGTAGCGCCAGAGCCGACACCCGCGCAGGCAGAGGCGGGGAATTACAAGAAGGGCCGGTTCTCATGGAACGGTATGCCGCTGGTGATCGAGACTGCCAAGGGGGGAGAGCGTAAGGGCACGGACCCAGACGGCAATGAGTGGTCTGTGACCATGCCCGCGCACTACGGCGACATAAAACGCACCGAGGGCGCGGATGGTGACCCCATCGACTTCTACATGGGCGACAACCCCGACAGCAACACGGTTCACATCATCAATCAGGTCGACCCGAAAACCGGTAAGTTTGACGAGCATAAGGTTATCTTGGGCACCACCAGCCAAGACGAGGCTTTGAAGCTGTATCGCGCTGGGTTCTCCGATGGGTCCGGTGACAAGCGCATGGGCGGGATCAACAGCACGGACGTTTCCAGCTTCAAGGGCTGGCTCAAGGATCAGGATACGAAAAAGCCCGCCGATCTTTCCGATGATTTGAAACAGGTTGTTATCCAGCAGGTAACTATGGGGCTTGAGTTTCAGAAAATGAAGCCCGACGAGGCTCGCCGCCTACTGGAAAGCGCGGGAACGACCGAACCCACACAGAGCCGAATTGACGAACTTGTCTCGAAGGCTGGCATGGTGAGCGGCACGCAGCAGGGGAATAGCTTCGCACTAACCCCCGCCAACAGCGAAGGCTATGAGGCGCAGGGCATCCCGAAGTATGACCGCGCAGAGGCGCTTTGGGTCACGACAAAACTGCTGGAGCAGAAGAAGATCGTGCGCCGTGGTCAATTCCTATTCATTACGCCAGAATTTGAGGCGGAACTTAACGCCAACAAGGAAGCGCGACCAAAGCCAGCCCCGCGCAAGTCACCGCCGCAGATTGCGCCGCTCGATGGCATGGGGCCGCTGGGCGTGAAGGCTGACAGCAACCAAACTGAACCGCTCAATCCACAACCGCGCGGTCCCCGCCGTATGGATTGGTGGTGGACAAACAACCCAGACTTGCGCCGTACCGCCCTGAAAAATGCAGGCGTCAGCGATCTATTCCAGCAGATACCTATGCTTTCAGATGTGTCCAAGACGCTTGATGGAGACCAGCACGAAGCGCTCAAGCAGGCGATATTCGGGCCGGAGGTTGAGCGGCAGTCCAAAAACGAAAAGCCGATCAAGAACGCAGCGCCAGTAAACGAAGGCGAGGCGCAGGAAAGCACCGCCCAAAATCAAGAGCCGGTCAAGAAACGCGCGGGCCTGTCCGAAGCAGAAAGCGCGGAACTCGACGCCCTTGAGGCCGAAATGGCCGCGATGATGAAGGGCCAGATCAACAGCGGGCTTGACCCAAAGCTGGTGCAGATCGCCTATCGTATGGGCACGCTCTACATTCGGCAGGGTAAGCGCCGGTTTACCGACTTCATCAAGGCTCTTATGGACGGCGTTGGCCTGACGCTTGAGCAGGCGCAGCCCATCGCCCGCAACGCCTACAACCAGTTGCGCGACGACATGGACCTCGACGGTCAGGACCTTACCGGCATGCAGACCAGCCAAGAGGTTTTGCAGGCGGTTCGGGATCTGCGCGCGGCAGAGGTAAAGCCAGAGACGACGCCAGAACCCACACCGACAACAGAACCGACCCCCGCGCTCAAGGCTGGCGGGCAGGCGGAGCGCACGAAGATCACCAGGCATTTCTATGCCGCGTTCAAGGACGGAAAATCGTACACGACAATCGTGCAGGCGCGCAAAGAGGCCGCCGAGGTTCTTGGCCGCACGCTGACCGAGCCTGACCTCAAGATGGTGGAGGAAGCGATCGAGGCCGCTATCGTTGAGCGTGCCCGCGCGATTGCGGCGCAGGATGGCAGCCCAAAGGAGAAATACGGTTATCTTGTTGCGCTCTACGCCTCACAACCGAAGCTGGCGCAGCGCACCAGCACCAGCATTGAGCAGCAAGCGTACTCGACGCCCGCGCCGCTGGCCTTCCTCGCCTCGCACCTTGTCGGGATCGACCAGAACACGACGATCTACGAGCCGAGCGCGGGCAATGGCATGCTGGCAATCTCTGCGAGTGACACCAACGTCACGGCCAATGAGTTGAACGCAGACCGCTACGGGCAGTTGCGCAATGCACTGCCGGGGGCGACGATCACCAACGCCGACGCCATGACCGTAGATCAGCCGGGGGCGAGGGACGTGGTTATCGCCAACCCGCCATTCGGAAAGGTGAAGATGCAGGACGGAAAAACAGTCAAATTCCCCATTTCTGGGCAGGATGGCACCACGACGGAGATTGACCACGCTATTTCCTTCCGCGCGCTGGATGCAATGAAGCCAGACGGCAAGGCGGTCCTTATCGTTGGCGGACACCAAGGCGACGCGGATGCACGCAAGGCGAAGTATCGTGGCGCTCAATCGCGCAAATTCTACAAGAAACTGTACGATACCTACAATGTGACGGAACACTTCACCGTTGACGGGCGCCTGTACGAGCGGCAAGGTGCAGGCTGGCCGGTTGACGTGATCGTGATTGATGGTCGCAAACCGTCCGAAAAGGTGTATCCTATGAAGGAAGCACCAACGGTTTATACCAACTGGCTAGATTTCAGGAGCAGGCTCGATGGACGCACGGATAACTTGGACCCCAGAGGGCAGCGAGAACTATCTGGGGGCGATACGGATGCGCAAACCGGTCAAGCCCCTGACGCTGGTGGCGTATCGCGGCCTGCTGGCGGACAAGATCGACCGACTGGCAACCCAAGCGCAGGCGGACAATCTGGACCCCGTGGCGATGGCAGCAGCGCCGATGTGGGAGAACGACAGCCTGACACCAGCGGACGACCCGCGCAATCTGGGGCACCTTCTGGCGATGGAGAGCGAGACACTGCACAACAAGACGGCGGGGCGCGTCCAGACGTGGCCGATCCAGCCGGAAGCAATGCAGGACAGCAAGGAAGCAATGCAGGCGCTCCAAGTGGAAACGCTGGAGACATTTCTGGCAAACCTCTACCCGTAAAACGGAAGCCGGTAGAGCGCGACAACCAAGAGGCTGAAACAGACTTTCAGGTGCAGTATGCGCCGCGCTCCGGTGCGAAGTTTGCCGTAGGCACCCTTGTCCCAAAAAACATGCAGGAGGCAGCCAGCCGCGCGCTTGATGAACTTGAGGCGCGCGTTGGCGATATTGACAGCTTCGTTGCTGACAAGCTGGGCTATACCATTGATGAAATGCTTGGCACCGAAGGCACGCAAGGAACTGACGGAATACTTCACTTTGGGAACGCTATGGATGAATGGAGCGCGCCAGAGGGGGAGAGCGGCTGGGCTTCGTATGGGGGCGTCCAAACTCCAGAGGGTTACAGCGTTGAGATACACGCGAGGGCTGTTCGTAATGTAAGTAAATCATCATCGAACAACTCAATCCAAATTCGACTTTGGGATGATATGACTGGCGATTACATCGCGCTTTGGGATGAGAGGACCACACAGGCGTTCGATTTCGATGCTTCCATATCTAACTCTATCTACAATTATATCAGCAGCGGTCGCGTTGATGATATGTTTGGCGAGGACTTTGACATTACGGACGGCGATACCGTCTGGTCTTGGGTTGGGGAAGAGGGCAAGGTTGCAATGCAGGCTTTCCATAGCGCGCTCAATCAACCCACGACAAAAGGCACCGAAGGCACACAGGGCGCGTTCAGCGCCGAGCAGGTCGACGCGGCGGCCCTTGCTATTGACAACATCGAAAATGGCAAGGGCTTCATCATCGGGGACCAGACCGGCGTAGGGAAGGGCCGGATTAACGCAGCTATGATCCGTTACGCCATCCGTTCGGGTAAGTTGCCTGTTTTCGTCACGGTTAAGCCCGGTCTGTTTGGTGATATGGTTCGCGATCTGCGCGACATTGGCGAGAAGGACGCGGATAAGTACGCCTTCCCGACCAACGATTTGCGCGGCAGTAAGGCAATTCCTCTTTCCGAGGACAACCCAGCGGACAAACTCATGTCGCTGACAAAGGCCGCGCAAGGCAATGCGATCACAGCATTGAGGAAGACCAGCAAATTGCCGAAGGGCAAGAAGGTAATCTTCACGACCTACGACCAGATGAACACCCAGAAAGGCAAGGTTACGGAGCGCATGGACGCGATCAAAGCCATTGCGCCAAATGCCATGTTCATCTTGGACGAAAGCCACGAAGCAGGCGGCACGGCGGCTGGGCGCACTGACCCAGAGGGGCCGGAGCCGCGCTCTGTGTTCATCCGTGGATTGCTGGCGGACTCGGAGAATGGAGTTTTCTTCTCTTCTGCGACCTTTGCAAAGAACCCAGCCGTCATGTCGCTGTACTTCAAAACCAACATTCAGTTGGCTGCGCCTGATATTTCCAAGCTGGAAGACATTATCACGCAGGGCGGTGTCCCGTTGCAACAGATCATGTCGTCCTCATTGACCCAAGACGGCCAGTATCTGCGCCGCGAACGGACATATGAGGGGATCAGCATGAACCTTGAGCAGATGGAAACTGACCCACTGCTTGCTGCGGATAGCGCAAAGTCTCTGCGTGAGATTTTCACCCTCGATCAGAACTTCATGACAGATGCGCGCGAATCCTTTGCTGAAACCTACAAGGACGAAGGCGAAGGTGTGGCCTCGGACAATGCAGTCGGAGACGCCGGGGCATCCAGCACAAACTTCTCTTCGATCATGCACAACGCCGTCAATCAGGTTCTGCTGGCGATCAAGGCCGAGGCAGTAGTCGATAAGGCGATTGAAGCCCACAAGCGAGGCGAAAAGCCTATCATTGCCCTGTCAAACACCAACGCGGCGATCATGGAGGATTATGCGTCAGATGAGGGTATCGCTATCGGTGACGACTTCGATATTCCATTCAACGAGATTCTGCGCCGCTACGTCCAGCGCCTGCGCCGGATCACGGTGAAGATTGACGAAAACACCAAAGAGCATGTCAACATGACGGATATGGACGTGTCTATCCACGGTGGAGAATTTGCACTGGAAGAGTTGAAGCGCGTTGAAGCCTACATCGACAGCGTAGACTTCCAAGGCATGCCAGCTTCGCCAATCGACTATATCCGTGACCGCCTGTCAGCAGCAGGCATGAACGTGGGCGAGGTCACCGGACGCGGCAAGATCATCAAAGACGGCAAGTATGCGTCCCGTGACAGCAGCGCGGCATCGAACAAGCGTCAGATGAACCAGTTTAATTCCGGCCAAATGGACGCGCTTATTATCAACCGGTCTGGCGCCACCGGCTTCTCGCTGCACGCGACGGCAAAGAACGACGGCAAGGTGCGCCACATGTTCATCCTGCAACCCGACCCCAACATCGACACCTTCATGCAGATGCTGGGCCGGGTCAACCGGACGGGCCAGATCGAGTTGCCAAAGTACACGATTGCCGTCTCCGACCTCGCCGTAGAAAAACGGCCGGCTGCTGTGCTGATGAAGAAAATGGCATCACTCAACGCCAACACGACGGCCAGCAAGAAGTCGGCGGTAAGCCTCGATAACGTGACCGACTTCATGAACAAGTATGGCGATGAAATCGTACTGGATTACCTGCGTGAAAACCCAGAACTGGCGGCGCTGACCGGCGTTGCTATCCCCAAGAACAAAAGCACAGCAGATGGCATTGCCGCCAAATTCACAGGCAAGCTGGCGATCCTCGACCCGAAACAGGTTGCTGAAATTTTTGACGACATTGAGACCCTATACACGTCCTATATTCAGGAACTGGATAGCATGGGGCAAAACGGCCTTGAGGCAAAGGTTGTTGAACTGGACGCCCGCACAGAAAGCCGCACCATCGTATCGGAGGGCACAGAGCTGTCCAGCGCCTTTGGCGGAGACACTGTGCTTGAAGATGTTGACGTGAAGGTTATCGGCAAGCCTATGACGCTGGAGCAGGTGGCGGATTCGGTGTCCAAGGCGCTTGGCGGTCAAACCCCTGCCGACCATATGGCAAGTCAGATCGACGCCATAAATGAAATGACCGTTCTTGAAAAAGACAAGATGGAGGCCATGCGACCGACGCTTGAAAAGCGGCTGGCCGAGGCGAAAACGGACAAGCAGAAAGACAAAGCGGCAGACGCTATCAACCGCCTAGATAAGCGAATTGCAGGCTTTGATAAGGCTGTGTCCGATACAAAAGACCTCCTGCACAAATTCAAGGTGGGCAAGCCTGTGATGGTCAACGTGCTGGAAAAGGGCAGCACTGTAGATAGCGTCTATGGTATCGCGCTGGGGGTCGATCTTTCAAAGATGAAGGGCAACCCGACCGCTCTAGGCCGCGCCAAGGTAAGCATTGCGCTTGCCAGCCCCGCGCGCACACTGAACGTCCCGCTGCTTCGCTTTGCAGGGCAGGAATCACAGTACGACGTGATGAACGCCAATGAGGCAACAGTCACTCGGGCGTTTACGAACGGCTTGGCTGAAACCCGCGAGAAGCGCCAGATTGTCACCGGCAACATCATCGGTGGCTTTGAGAAGTTTGGGCGCGGTCAAATCGTGATCTACACCAAGGACGACGGCACGACGGGGCAGGGCATCCTTATGCCCAAGGACTTCGACGCGGAGAAGGCTCTGCAAGATCAGGACGTGACATTCCGCGACCTCGATCAGGCAATGCAATTTGTTGACACGGCGGGACATCGGGACGCGCCCGCGCTTCTCACGTCAGAAGATGGTGTGTTGAAGGTGCAGCGCGCCTACAGCGGCGACTACCTCATGACCGTTGAGAAGAAGGGTGGGAAGCCATACATTCTAAGCCCTCGTGTGCGCGAAATAGCGGGCGACTTCTCCGCGCGGTCTGGCCCATACAACAAGCGGCTCAATGCCGAGAACCTGAAAGCGGTCTTGAAGGTCTATCAGGAGACGCTGGGCACGGTTCTGACAGCGCGCACTCATAAGGACGAGGCGCGTACGATCACGGGCGAGACACTGCCAGACTTTGGAACGCAGGAATCGCGCGCACCGGCAGGCTGGGGCATGGTTGACCCAGACACGCCGCCCCCGGCGCTGACGAACAACGAACTGCGCTCGATACAGGCGGACGTTGACGCGGAGATTGCAGCAACCGGCTTGCGGGGGAAGGTTCCGGCCAAGGTTCTGCGCACGGTGATGAACTTGGCGGAGGGCCGCGAGGTGCAGGGCGCATACGCCAAAGGCCGTGGCGCTATTCAGGTGTCGGCGCGTTCCGCCAATGGGGCCGTTGGTACGCTGCGTCACGAAATCATCCACGCGCTGCGCGACGCTGAACTATGGGGCAAGCCCTACGGCCTGTTTACCGCCGCAGAATGGAAGTCGCTGGTGCGTGCTGCGCGGGCTGACAAAGCCACAATGGACCGTGTGGCTGGCCTGTATCCTGATCTGAACAGCGCACAGTTGATGGAGGAAAACATCGCGGAGCAATACCGCATGTGGCGCGAGGCAGGGGGCGACACAGAGGCGGGCCCCATTTCTAAGATCAAGTCATTCTTTGAGGCGCTGGCGAACGTGCTGCGCGGCAATGGCTTCAACAGCCAAGCGTCTGTCATGCAGGCCATCGCTGATGGGGGCGTGGCTGGTCGCGGTGATCCAAACCCGACGGGACCGGGCGGCGGAGTGAGCGAGAGCCGCGCACCGAGCAAAGCAGCAGCCAAAAAGGCTGCGGCCACGTCCAAGCAGTTTGTGAGCGATGTGCTGACGCAAGCAATGGCGGGCAAGTCGGGGATGAACCTGCTGGCGCTTGTCCCGGGCCGCCCCCTCATTGCTGAAATGGGCCGGAAAATTCCGGCCGCACAGACATACCTAGCGCTGAAACAGAAGATGGATACCCTGCGCAACGAAAAGCACGCAGACACAGACAAGCTGGCGCAGCGCTGGCGGAAGCTGATCGGGGCAGACGGCAAGTCGAATACTGCCCTCATGGATATTATGCACGACAGCACCATTGCGGGGATCGACCCGACACTTCCGCACAACCCTATCACCCTCACCACTGACGAGGCGACCGTGCGCAACGGCGACCCCAGCACATACGGCTACAAGGCGGCCAACTACCGGCTGCGGAAGGAGGCCAAGCGGCAGCGGGATTATGACGACCTGAAAGAGCGTTTTGACGCGCTGCCCAAGGCATACCGCGACATGTATCGAGATGTGCGCGACGGGTACGACAAGATCGACAGGGACTTTCAGGAGGCGATTGTAGCCAATGCCGCGAAGGCGATGGAGGTCACCAAGCGGCGGGCCGAGCGCGCGCACGCCGAGCGCATGCAGGAGATTGACGATGAGGGGCTGACCGGCAAGGTGCGCGATGATGCAATCGCGGACGCGGACGCAGAACTTGCGACCGTCGTAAAGAAGGGCGGTTGGGGCAATCTCGCCCGCCTGCGCCAGTTGCGCCAGCGGTTCGAGAGCAACAAACTACAAGGGCCGTACTTTCCACTGTCTCGCTTTGGTCAATTCCAAGTCACAGTGCGCGACAAGAACAAGAAGGTTGTCAGTTTCAGCCTGTTCGAGAGCGCCAGAAAGCAGCGACAGGCGGCAGAGGAACTTCGCGCGCAGGGGTACGACGTAGAGACCGGCGTGTTGACCACCAAGACCATGAGGGACGCCGTGGACCCTGCGTTTGTCGCGGACATTACCGGCCTGCTGGACGGCATCGACGCAGACAGCGCCATCATGGACGCGATCTGGCAGCGGTGGCTTATGACCCTCCCAGACATGTCCATGCGCAAGACCAAGATCCACCGCAAGGGCACCCCAGGCTTTTCCGGCGACGCTTTCCGCGCATACGGCAATCACATGTTCCATAGCGCGCACCAGTTGGCGCGGCTTACCTATTCGCTGGATATGGAAGAGGCGCTGACCGTGGCGAAGGCGGAAGCTGCGAGAGACAGCGACCCTGTGCGGTCTGGGCTTGTCGTGGATGAAATCAACAAACGCCACGAATACACGATGAACCCGAAGGGGGCGGCATGGTCTCAAGCGGCCACCAGCGCGGCCTTTGTCTACTATCTGGGCATGACACCGGCTGCGGCGCTGGTGAACATGACGCAGACCGTTGTTGTCGGCATCCCTGTCCTTGGGGCGTTCCACGGGAAGGGTGGACAGGCGAAGGCCGCAGCGGCGCTGACGAAAGCTGCGGCAGACTTCACGCGGGCGGACAAGCTACACCTGACGGAGAGCAAGCATATCACGGCCAACGAAAAGGCGGCGATGAATACGGCATACGATATTGGAGCGATCGACAGGTCGCAGTCGCATGATCTGGCCGGTATCGGTGATAGCGGTGTTGAGTATAGCGCCATCCGCACAAAGGTAATGGGCGTCATATCCTACATGTTCCACCATGCGGAGCGCGCCAACCGCGAGATAACATTCCTCGCAGCGTACCGCATGGCCAAGGAGAAGGGCATGGATCAGGATGCAGCGGTGAAAGCTGCATCGGACCTGACGTGGAAAACCCACTTCGATTATCAGAACACGTCGCGCCCGAGACTTATGCAGAACGACACGGCAAGGGTGGCTCTAGTCTTCAAAAATTTCCAGATCAACATGCTGTGGCGTCTTTTCAGGGACACTCACCAAGCAATTAATGCCGAAAATCAGGCGGTAAAAGACGAGGCGCGGCGCCAGCTTGTCGGGATCACCGCGCAGATGATGTTGAACGCTGGCATCAAGGGCACATGGGGCTACTCGCTGCTGATGATGTTCGCCGGAATGTTCTTTGCTGGAGGCGGCGACGAGGCCGAAAAGGAGATGGAAAAGGCGCTGTCCGCCTACCTTCCTCGCCCCGTTGTCGGCGCCATGCTGAACGGCGTGCCCGGTCAGGCTCTTGGGATCGACCTGCGGTCGCGCATCGGTATGCCTGATCTATGGTTCCGCAGTTCCGACCGCGAGTTGGAGGGCGAGGACGAATACACCTACTGGATCATGCAGCTTCTGGGCGCGGTGCCGGGCATGGCGGTGCGCATCCTCAAGGGCGCGGACACGCTGGCCGAGGGTGTGGGCGAGGGCGACGCCAGCAAGGCGTATCGCGGCGTTGAAACTATGGTCCCGAAATTCATCCGAGACCCTATGCGCGCTGGCCGGTATGCCGTGGACGGAGCAGAGACCTACAACGGAGATCCCATCATCGACACGTTTGGAACGGGCGAAATCATCGGTCAGGCAATCGGCTTCACGCCTGCGCGCCTGTCCGAGCGGTACGACGCAAACACGCGTATGAAGAACGAAGAGAAGCGGATCATGAAGGAGCGCAGCGGGATTATGAAGGAAGCCGCAAAATCCGTCATGAAGGGGCGCGGCCTGCCAGAGAGCGTTGTTGGAAAGGTCAAAGACTTCAATGAGCGCGTTCCCGAGTACCCGATCACAAGCAAGAGCCTAAAACAGTCAATCGGGGGCAGGGAGCGGGCCAGCGTGCGCAACGAGTTTGGCATCCAGCTTAATCCGAAACTGAACGACCGGATCAGGGACGACGCGGCGCCGCTGCTGTCAGGAAAATAATGGGAAAAGCCCGCGCGGCTATCAAGCTGCGCGGGCTTCTGAATTTTGGTTCTTGGCTTTGCCTTACGATTTAGGCGCGGTCCCTGCCAACTTCGCAGCGACGAACACCAAACCGACCACGGCAAAGTCCAGAATCCAATCAACCATAGCGGGGGCGAATATTTGGAATCCTGTGAGCGTCAGGGCCGCGCTTGTAGTCCACGCCAAAACATGCTGGCGCAGTTTATCAAGCATCGTAATTGCTCAACTTGAGGCCCAGCTTGGAGGCGATTTTCTCAAGCACAGCCTTTTCAGATGGATCGACGCTGCCGTCAGCATCGGCAATATCCATCGCAGTCAAAAGGACGATTTCACCCTCTTCTGCGTTGCCTGCAACGTCCTCAATCTCCTTGTAGAGACCCAGCTTGCCGACGCGGCCACCGTTGGCGCGGTCAAGCATGCGTTCAATGCAGCCGTTGATAGCGTTGGCGGCAAAGGCTGTATTCAGCGTTTCGTTTGCAGTAACGGCTTTGATTGTCGCCTCCACTTCGGCATCGTCAATGTCGCCATCCGCTGCCGCTACGAGGGCCGCACCAGCGCAAACAGCTTCAAGCAGATCAGTGCGGCCTGACATGCGCTTTGCGCTACCTGACAGCTTTTCTTTAAGTCCTTTAAACATCGGAGAATCCTTCTCTAATTTTTTTGGCCTTTGGCGGCCTGTGTATGGGGTCTCTGCCTCCTGTCACCGCCTGCTATCCGTCAGGCTTTGCGGTTCAGCCTTTTGCCCTGATAGCTGGGGCCATTCTTAGCGTGGATTAAGTCCGGCTATGCTTCTTCTTCACACATATGAGTTGCCACGCAGCAGCAGCCAGAAGTTGCCACATGTTGCAAATAGAAACAAGTGTCTTTTAGGGTTTTTCTACGCTACAAATCGCCCCCTTTATCGAAAGCACAACATGTGGTAGGCGTCAGGAATACCCGCGCAAGATGTGCGACAGGCCGAAAGCCATATTGTCACATTGCGCAGGAGTATTCCCAATGCAGCATCCCTCATACCGCCTTATTCAGTTGGCATCGAAGTCCCTTGGCGTAGACGCGGGGCCGGTAGACGGCTGGTGGGGCAAGCGCACACGCGCCGCCGCGCATCATCTTTCCATGAACGGGCCGCAAAAGTCCTCGATCTGGGCGATCAACACTCTGAATCGCGGCCTTGAGGGGCTGGGCTACTTGCCCCACGGCGTCACAGACAACTTCGACGGCGACACATATGCCGCTCTGCGCGCCCTTGTGGACGCAGACGGCCTTCCATTTGCCAGCGTGTCAGCATCCACAGAGGTTTTGACGCCGACCAAGCCCGCGCTCCTGCCGGATCGGCATGCGGAGGTAATGCGCCAAGGCGGGGCTGGCACGGTGATCGACGCATTCATGATCCACTGCGCCGCCGTGCCCGGTGATTGGCACCGCTACAAGACAAACGCCGAAATTGTCGCGGACATTCACCGGATGCACACCGACCCTGTGAGCCGTGGCGGGCGCGGCTGGTCTGATACCGGCTATCACTCGATCTGCACGCCAGACGGTGAACGGTTCGACGCGCGCCCCGAGGATCGGTATGGCGCCGGTGCCGTGGGCTACAATCGCGGCGTCTATCATCACCTGATGATTGAGGTCGGCACCATCACAAGCACAAAGCGCGCGGAGGACTATTTCACCCCGCAGACGCTGGCCGCCACGAAGGACCACATCGAGAGCATTGCACAGCGCACGCAGCTGCGCCGCCTCATGGGCCATCGTGAGGTAGCTGCAAAGCTGTGCCCAGGCTTCGAGGTCATTGACCGCGAATGGACGGATCGCGCCGTCTCCTAACCCAACCTGAAAGGTAAAAAAATGGACTATATGGCACTTATGACGGCGGTACTTCCGCTGGTCTCAAATCTCGCTTTGACTATCGCGGTCCCCGCGTTTGCCGTTTTCTTCGCCCGCTGGACCGGCATCCAGATCGAAGAGAAGGACCAGCGCGCCATCCATAGCGCGTTGCAATCTGGCGCTACAGCCGCGCTCAAAAATGGCCCCACTGCGGGCTTCGAGGTCGTCAAGAACGCCGCTCTTGCACACCTTTACCGCTCTGCGCCTGACGCCATCCGGCGCATCCCGCAAGCAACGCCTGACGCCCTGAAAACCATTGCTGGCCGATACGCCGCCGAGGCTATCGCAGCAGCCAAAAAGTCGGGGTAACGCTCATGGCTCCCAAGTTGATACGCATGTCTTCTATTGAGTATTTTGCAGCCGCTCTCATTTTCGGGTGGGGGCTTTGGGTGTTGTCTTGGGGGCCAGATAAGGCGGTTTCTGCGCAGGCATTTGACATGCTGCGTAAGTCTGCTGCGGGTTGGGGTCTCGGACCGCCGTGGAGAAGTCTGGGGCTTTCTGGTATCGCGGTAGGGACAATCTACGCCATTGCAATCCAGATCAACGGCAGAGGGATGATGTGGACGCCCATTGCGCGCGGCACGTCTTGCATTGCCGCAGTTGTTTTTTTGATGAATTTGAGCGTCACGATCATGCACCAACAACCGAGTAGCACTGGCGTATATATCTACATGGCTATGGCGGTCGGGTACTCGTTGCTGTTCATTCTGAACCTAGATCGCTTCGCCATATCTTTGGAACTGATCTGGGAGCGCATCCGTGGAGTGGATACCTAATGCACTTACTGTCATTGGTGAACTGTTTGGCCTGACGGGCCTTATACTGATCCTTGCCACATGCATGATCGTCGCGGCGATCTACTATAACCGCAAGAATGGGGTTGATCCCGTTAAGGCTATATCTGACGTGGTTACGCCCGTAACCTGCCAGTGGTCCGAGTTTGACCGCACGTCGCTGCGTGAAACTATGCGCAAGCAGGATGAACTGCATGAGGACGTGAAGCAGGCAAACCGCCGCCTTGAGCGGCTTGAGATTGAAAGCGCGCGTATGCAGGGCTACTTCAACCGCTAGGCACGCTTTGGAATGCCGGCGACGGGTTTCAGTCGCATTTTACTAGATAGGAAAGGTTTTTCCAGAATACCATTTCCGTACTTGCCTGTTCGGAAATCTCACCGACTTGCCCGCCCCGTTTATTCGGCGGCGGGCTTTTTTACCTCTTCAACGCCACCACGTTGGACGTGCTGCCAGTTACATGCGCGGCCCAGCGGTCCAGCAAGATCCTTCGCCGGTCCAGCAGGTCTGACCGAGCGTAAGCGCGCTCCACCTTCCCGCCGATGACGTGGCCTAGCGCAGTCTCCGCCACGTCCCACGGTTGCCCTGTGTCCTGCGTCCACGTTCTAAAGCTGGTCCTGAACCCATGCGGCTTACCGGCTTCGCCTAAATCCTTGAGTGTCTTTGTCAGAATGTAACCTGTCACGCTATCATTTCGAGGCGATGGGAACATCAGATCACCGCGCGCATACTCCCGGCACTCTTCAACCACACTGATTGCGGCACCTGAAAGCGGAACCCTGAACGGCTGGACCTTGCCGCGCCGCCCTTTCATCCGGTCGGCTGGCACTGTCCAGACGTCGCCCTCAATCTCACTGAACCGCGCCCCGCGCGCCGAATCGCTCCGCGCTACGGTGAGGATGATCCAGCGCAACGCTAGATATGAGGGGTGAGGCTTGCTCGATAGGGTCTCATACAGGTCAGGCAAATCCTGCCACGGCGTCGCAGCTAATGGAGTTTCGACGTGATCATAGTGCCCTAACATGTGCTGCGCAGCATCGCATATGAATGGGTCAACATCGTACCCTGACAGCTTTGCATGCTTCAAAATCAATCTTGTTCTGAACAAAGCCTTGCGCGCGGTTTCGTGCTTGGTCCGCCATATCGGGTCGATGGCGTCGTGAATATCGCGCTGGTGCAGATTGGAAACGCGGAGAGACCCGATCTTGGGCAGAACGTGGATCGAGATTGGCGATAACCACCTTCCGCGCTTTCCATCGTCGCGCAGTATCTGCTTGCGGGCCTCAAACGCCACCTGCGTCATTTCCCCGAATGTAGGATCGTGGCGGCTTGCTTCTGCGGCGGCCTCGTCCTTCATGCGCTGGCGCTCCACGATAGGATCGACGCCGGTTTTCAGAATGGCGGCCCACTCGTTGCGGGCGCTACGGGCTGCGGACAGGCTGACGTCGGGCATCGAGCCTATCCCCATTTCACGGCGCCGCCCCTGAAACGAGTAGCGGAATATCCAGCGCCCACCGCTGGCCGTGCGCTCCAATATCAGCCCGCCGCCGTCCTGTAACTTCACCCCTACCGGCGCAGCCTTGATCGCTACGGCGGTCAATTTGTTCATTCCTGCCAAGAAGCACCCCCCCAATTTACCCCCCAAGTAGAGGGCGCTGCGATGATACGCGTTGCATGGGCTTTGTAGCCGCGAGTGTTACATGGTGCAACATATTATGGGGATATTTCGCTCATGCTACATGTTGCTACAGCTACAATGTGCATGTGGTGGGCACGTTGAATTTAGCGAAAAGCCCCTATTTTTATAGCAAAGAAAAAGGGGCGGCTTTCGCCACCCCCCAATTTACCCCCCAAGTAGATTGTGCTGCGGTCTAGGCCGGTGCCCCCTCAATCAGCCCAACAAGGTCGGCCACCTTCACCAGCGCGGCCCCGTCCAACTTGTGAATGGTCAACCGGCCTTCGTTTTGCAAACGATATAACTTGTAGCGGCTGATACCGTACTGCGTCGCGACATGAGCGACCTTGATGTACTGCGGCGCGGTCATAGCAGTTTCTCCTGTTTTGGATCACCGGCCTCTTTGTAGAGGCGTCTCAATACCGTCTCGCCCTGCCATTCGCGGTCCCAGACCAGCCAGCCATTGCGCTGGGGCGGTGATCCAAGACCGCGAAAGTCGATCTTCCATGTGCAGACATAGGCGCGGCTGACCGGAAATAGCTGGTGCAGTTCGTCCATGCCGTTGATCCTCGCAGCGATCCAATCCCAGTTCAGCAGCATGGCGGCATACGGGACACCCAAGTCCATGATGTGCCGGAGCCATCGCCCATGCCCGTCACGCGCGCTGACCTCGTTGTAGGGCGGGTTCGTCACAAGCAGGCGCGCCGGAGCGCAGCCCATGTTGCGGTGCGTCCCGTCCCAACTGTAAAACGGGCGCGTGATTGTTCTGGGCCAGCCCCTGTTCACAATGTCGGACCCGATCACCTCAAAGCCAGCGTGTTCCAGCCCGCGCGCCATGTGACCGCCGCCCACTGCTGGCTCCCAGACAGGCCCGCCTATTTCGCGCATGCGGTCGCCCTCCGCGCCCAGAAACGCCAGTGTGGCGTCAATGGGCGTTGGGTCATAGTCCAGCGGGTCGCGCACGTCGGCGGGCTTGGTCTGATCATGCAGGCCAGCAATCACAGACTGCGAGCGATCGACGTGCCGTTTCTGCTTCGTTGCCTTGAACAGAGATTTTGTTGAGGCGGCCATTAAAACGCCTGGTCGGGTAGAACGTCACCCAAGATAAGTTGCCCCGCAGCGTCCACGTCAGCCATCGCATAGCCCTTTAAAAACGGCGTCAGGTCGACGTGCTTGGCAATGTGATCAACCAGTTCTAGGTCTAATACCATTATGTGTATGGGCGTGCGGTCCTCGCTGTAGGCAAGGATCGTGCTGCCGCTCCTGTCCATCTGGAATTTACAAGGGATCATGCTGTGCCCCTCCCGCTGCAATCTGGGCACGTCCCTATCTGTTCGGAATGGCCGGATGGAAGAAGGACCGCAACCACAGTCTCGCCTTCACCATCGCACGTCTCGCAGACTGGGGGTATTTCCTTACGCTGTTCACGCCGCGCCAGCGCGCGAAGGCGATTTGCGACGACAGTGCGATCCCGCCCCATAGCCGCGCCGATCTGGCGTGAGGTCTTCCCTGACATGGACATTTCGAGGATTGTGCGGTCCTCTTCTGCGGTGAACAGGCGCACGACTATGCCGTTGCGCACATATGTCTTGCGCTCGGCACGGGGAGGCGACAGTTCCGACAGGCGCGGCCCCTCTACACCATTTTTCAGGCAGTGGTACTTCACTGCGTTGACCGTCATTCCGGTGAACACTGCAATCTCGCCAAATGAGCGCCCGCGTTCACGTTGCTCAAGGGCACGATCTACTTGCTCCGGCTTGTATTTAAGTAGCGCCATCTTGGCCTCCTATCTGTTCTTTTTCTTCCATGGCTGGTGTTCAAAGTTCCAAGACTTGCGCAGTTCAACCGCGCGTGTTGGGCCCTCTTCGGCTTCCAGCTTCTTGCAGGCCGCTTTCATGTCGGCCTCGCTCATGTTTTCAATGTCGTGCTGTGTTGTGGTCACTTGCAGTTCCAACTTTGATTGGTGAAAAGGCGGGGCGACTTGGCCGCCCCGCAAGGTGGCGCGCGGGAGGTTGCGCGCTGCGGTGTTACGCGGGAGCGGCTGCTTCCATGATTTCAGCGTGCAGTTCGGGCGCCTGCGCTTTCATCTGGTCGATCTGCTCTTCGTAGAATTGCAGCACGCCGTCGGGGTCGCTGTTACCTTCGAGGTCGCGCATGATCGCCTTGGCCGTCGCTGCCATGCGCTCGTATGCTTCGCCGGTTGCAGGGGGCTGATCCAAAACCTCGCCGGTGTCTGGATCGTGCGGCGTTTCCTGCTGTGCGGCGGCGTCTGCGTTAGCCTTCACTTTCGCGTTGTGGTCAGCTTCTGCCTTCGCTGCGGCCCCCTGTTCTGCGGCCTCCTTCGCCTCCTTGTCGGCTTGCACCTTGGCTGCCTTCTCCGCCTTTTCCTTGGCGTCAGCCTCTGCTTTCTCGGCCTTCTCTTTAGCCGCGGCTTCCGCTTCGGCCTTGGCCTTGGCGTCTGCCTCGGTCTTTTCCGTCACGGCGGGGGCAGGGGGCGTGCGGTCAACCTTTGCTGCCTCCGGTGCCGCAATGCGTCCCGCATTACCTTCAACGCTGCCGGTCACAGCCTCCATGATCGACGCCTGTGGCGCGGCTTCTTGGGGCGTCACGTCCTTATAATCGCGGTCCAGTTCGAGTTCGATCTGGGCAGGCACGCCGATCATCACTTCCGGCGCGTACAGGCGGATCAGGAACGCGGCAGAGCGATAGCGCAGCATTTGCTCCGGCATGGATTGATACTTGCTGTTCTTCGTCCAGCCCTCGGCCTTTGCCATCGCCATGCCGCATGTGACCTCGACGCGCTTTCCCGTGCCTTTCATCAGCCCGAAAGCAGTCACAGACAGGTTATCGCCGGTCCCCTTCACGTCCCAATCAATCGGATCGCTGAACACTCCGTGCATATTCGCTTTGGCGATCATGTAGGTGGTGTTCCATCCGGGCTTGCCGGAAACAAAGTAGATGTTCTGTGCAACGGTAAGTGGATCTTCGCGTAGGCGTTCTGCCATGTTCAGGCACAGCATGCCGTTAGCCGCTCCCTCTTCTGGGTTGCGGCCTTTCAGGTGTGCAGGCCAAAGCGCGGATGAGGCCAGCATGCGGCCAATGCGGTACATGTGATCAAACCGCGCTGGGTTCATGAGTGGAGATACACCCCAATCAATGTTTTCTGCGCCTTGGCGCTGCGGGGCCGGTGCGTTTTGCTGCGTGGTCAGTTCGTTCATTGGTTGATCCTTTCAAGATCGAGGAAAAGTTGATGATTGCCTTGCGCGAATGTCAGTCCGACAATGCACGCTCGGATGGTGTCGGGCTGGGATGCAAAGCGCATGTACGCTTCATTGGCGCGGCCTTCGTTCAGACACCCAGCCGCACCTTCCCAAAGGGTCGGCCCGTAGCTTTTCTTCTCGATGATGAAGCCGAAAAGGGTGGTGTCGAAATCTACAACCAAGGGGGCACCGCCGACCTGCGAAAAGAGCAGTTCGTTGCCGGTAAAAAAGCGAAGCTGGACAACGCAAGTGCGAATAATGTCAGGGCGCTGGCGCATTTTCTCGGCACGTTCGCCCGCGCTGTCATATGTGAAGCCGCTGCCCACAGCCTCCATTAGCAATGGGCCTTCGTGCTTGCCCTCTATAACCGTGGCGAAGGCGCCAGACGGCATCCCTTCGCCCTTTGCATTGATTACCATGTTGATGGCTCCCCCCAATGTGAGAATGGTGTTTCAGGGTATCCGGCATCTTCCAGCGCCCTGACGATCTGCCGCCTGCGAAACTCCGGTGGCTCAAGGTCCGACACGCTGTCCCAAGGCGACGGAAACACGCCGTCTGACCAGCAGGCGTTGAAAATCCGCTGCGCTTCCAGAATGTCAGCCCAGCCGGTCGCAAGAAGGTCTTGGCCGGATTCTGTGTTGGGCCGCAGGACGCGTACGCCGACGCGGTGCGGCTCCTTTTTGCAGGAGACCACATACATCACGCCTGCGGCGGTGACGTTCATGGTCTTCTGAACGTGGTTCATCATCAGCGCGCCCTGAATGTCGTAGCGCAGATCAACGGTGGCGGCCTTCTCCCAAGCTGCAATGCTTTCGTGGTCCGTGGTCTTGAGGTCCACGATAAACCGCCCGCTCTCCGCAGGCGCGACGTCGGGACGACTTTTCATGAACAGGCCGGTTTCTTCGTCTCGCACGAAGAGGGATGGTTCGATGATCCCGCCTTCGAGAGCGCGCATCACCAGACCGTTCGCCTTGATGTTCTCCGCCATGCTGCACACGGCGTCCCATTGATCAGGCGTGACAACGGTGCGCCCCGCTTCGGTCTGATCAATGACAAACTCTTTCGCCGCTTTCGTTGAAAGGGCACCGTTTGAGGCAAGAATTTCCGCTGGTACGACCGCGATGGTTTCCGCCAGCAACTCGGGTTCCAAAACCATCGTGTGCGCAGTCGTTCCTACGCTAAACGCCTGCTTCACCTCGCGCTCCGCAGCGTGCTGGTTGATCGCAGACGTGCGCCAAAATTCGGCGGGGTCCGAAAGGATCGCCTTCACACTGCTGGCCGAGATGGATGGGCCAATGCAGCAGTCCCCGTGATACACCTCGTTTGGCATATCCGGCGTCCAGCAGGTCTGGCGGATAAGGTTGCTGCCTGTACCGATAGGGTCGATAACCGCAATGTCGCTCATGGCTGCACCACATCTGCGGATGCTGCCGCCTTCGCTGGCGCTTTTGTTGCGGCATGCCGCTCACGGTGCGCCTTGCTGGTGATCTTCTCCCACTCACCCTTGCGCCAGTCGTCTGCGCGTTTGTGCGCAGCTAGAGGCGTGTTGCCCTTGAAGGCATAAGACATATTCCCGATCAGGGCGATGTACTTCCCGCCGTCCTTCATGGGTGCGAATAGGTGGATGGTGGCGTCGATCAACTCCACCAGCTTTTTATCTACAGGCGCTGCGCCTGCATCGCTCTTGATTGCATCATGCAATTTGCGGTCCTCCGTTACTTATTGTTACTATTTGCAACAAGTAGCAGCGGAATGCAATAAAAAATACTGATTTTGACTAGAGCCGGTCAAAAAAACCGTGTAGTAGTGTTGCATCATGCCTAATTGTTGCGCAATGTAACACAATCGGCGCGCTGCCTTTCTCGCTAGAGTTTGATCGGCGCGCCGTGTTTTTTTTGATGAAATCCAATAGGGGAGTTTGCTATGACCAGCAGCGCGGATCGAAATAGGCAGGAAGACATTAGGGTAGATGCAGGGGTTGAAAAGGACGTGCAGGAGGCTTTGCGCATTTTCCGCTCAATGACAGCAGATCAGCGCAAAGACTTCATCCGCCTTTTGGCTTCGCAAGCCCCGTAGCCACGCGGGCCAAATCCAACCACTCCCTTCGTTGTTGTGGCGAAAGCGATCTAAACGATTGCAATAAATAGTCTTCATCACTCGGGTCTGGAGCGGTGAAGTCTACCAGCTTGCCGGGGTCGACACCCAGCGCCTCTGCGATAGAAACCTGCTTTGCTGTTGTCATGTTGCGAGTCCCGTTCTCAATTTGAGCAAGGTACGGGCGCGACATCCCGACTCTTTCAGCAAGTTCTCCTTGGCTGACACCAAGCGACTTCCTGACCTCTGCTATCCTTACACGCATACTAATTTCCCTTAAATATATGGGGTTGAAGTCTGATTTAGACACGAAAAGCGCCTGTGTTGCAAGGCGTAACCAATAAGGACGGTTGACACTGCTTTGCAAAATGTTGCAAATGGCAACTATTATGATGACACTTGAACAGTATATCTCCGCAAAGTTTCCAGACGCATCGCAAGCCGTTGTTGCGAAGCATCTGGGAATCGGTCGTTCGTATCTTAGCTTGATCTTGAGCGGTAAGCGAACACCAGGCGGGCGCACACAGCAAAAAATCCACATCGCAACCGGTGGGATTGTTTGCCCGAATAGCTGGGTTCCGTTTGTCCTGCCGGAAGAGGTGGACGAAGGTGACCCCGACCCATAGGAGGCGCGTTTTTCTCACTGCGAATTGGGCAGTGCATGGGTGTGATGCCTTCGGGCGCCTTCTGGATTCTTGTAACCGAAATCACGCCACCAATCGGCTACCCATCCGAGAGCCTTTAGATAGAGGCGGGGTTGATAACGCGAGGTGCGTAGAATGGAAAAAATGACCGCCGCGCAGTTCCTCGCCACGCAAAGAAAAAGCGGCGATGAGCCGCGTAAGAACAAGTATAGCGCCAAAAAGGTGACCGTTGCTGGCATCGAATTTGACAGTAAGCGCGAGGCTGATCGCTACCTGATCCTGCGGGATAAGCAGCGGCACGGCCTCATTCGTGATCTAAAATTGCAGGTCCGTATCCCGCTCATGGGCGCGTCAGGACAGTTGCTTGGCTCCAACAATCACGGCTTGGTCTACATCGCTGACTTCCAATATACAGACGTAACCACGGGCCAGACGGTCACCGAGGACGCAAAAGGCATGATCCTCCCGCTCTACTCGCTCAAAAAGGCGATCCTGCGCAGTCAGGGGATCGAGGTGGTCGAGGTATGATCAAGCCGGGATGGATACAGCTTCACCGCAGGATCTTCGATCATGATATGTTCGACGGTGAACCTATGTCCTCCCGCGAGGCTTGGATATGGCTGATTGCCAATGCCGCATACAGAGACACGACGCATAAAGTCGGCAGCAAGCGGATATTGGTTCCACGGGGGTCCATCGTGACCACGCTGCGTGATCTTGCCGCCGCCTTCGGCTGGGAGTCTGACAAGCGGGTCCGTGGGTTCCTCGCCCGTCTCTGCGACGAAGGCATGGTGGAAGTCGGATCATCCGGTCAACGCAGGGGCAGTAGAACGCATATCGAAATCCTGAATTATGACGATTATCAAACGAGCCAAAAGCAGGACGCAACCACAAAGCCAATGAACCTGCACAACGGCGGGCCGCCAATTGAGCGGGAGCGCCCGCCAGACGGTGACCGGCAACGGGAAAGCCTGCTGGCAGCAATGGGCGCTGACCCATCGTCCCGCGCGGCCGGCACATCGTCCGACATGATCGAGGCGCGAAAATGGTCAGTCGATCTGGGCCTGACCGTGGCAGATCAAGTTGACGTCGTGCGCGAAGTTATGGCCACGCGCGTAGCCGGTGACGATCCGCCAAACTCATTCAGATTTTTCACGAAAGCTATGACGCGGCGCGCGGGCCTGAACACAGCGCCCGCCTTAACACCAAAAGAGCCATATGAAAGGAAATCAAGTGCTAGAAGTCCCGACAGAACAGAGCAAAGCCTCAACGCATTTGTCGCCGGAGCGCGTAGCGCATCTTGAATGGCTGGGCGGGCGCGTATACACGCTCCTATCCCACTATTACCGTGACGATGATCCTATCCCGCTATCTCACTCTATGGGCAGGGATTGGGCCAAGGTGTTGCAAAGCCTGCCTCAAGATGCTGTTGAAGAGGCGTGCATCCGCTACTTGCGCGCCCATCCAAAGCGGTCGGACAAGCCGACGCCCGGTGCGATCTATGTTGAAGCGATCAAGCTGGTCCCGCGAGTGACGCCGACCAGCAAAGCAGACCCAGCAATGGAGGCGCGCAAAAAGGAGCCCAAACTGTCAAAGGAGGAAACGGACGAGATACTATCCGAGGCAGGCTTTCTTAACTCAAGCCCGCCGCGCCTGCCGCCGCATAAGCCATTCGAGCCACCAAAGGCACCAGAAGATCATCCCCAATAGAAAACGGCCCCAGACGGGGCCGCTTTTACGTCTACTATAGGTCTTTTCCGGCTATCCTGCGCCCGCGCCTGATACATCGCTGCATGATACGCTGCCGCTCCTTCACCAGTTCATCCATCGTCGCCTTCTTTCGCTCGATCCTGACGTGCAGGACCGCGAGGCGGCGCAACTCAACCTCATGCGCGAAGCGCAACCACGCAGCCCGCAGGCCGAATGGTTGCGCCTTTGGCTTCGGCACTGGTAACGGGTCGAGGGCTGGGCCGCCGTTGTGACCACGCGCAGCGCGATCCAGTACAGCAGCCTCCACTGCACAAGGCTTTCGTTTAGCGGTCATTGACGCGCATCATGGCTTTTCCGCCGTCGCAGAAATTAGCGTTGCAGCTTCCTGCACCGTTACGCGTGCGCCATTCATGTGCTTTACTGCAACCTTTACGGCCAGCGAAGCGATCAGCGTAGCGTCAATCGACACGCCGCCGACAGCGCAGTGGTCAAGGTGCTGGATTCGGCTCTTGATGGCTGACCAAGACATAGGGGATAGCGCCTCTTGCATAGCCTCGTCGCCTATGCGCTCAAATTCATCGCGGGGATATGCCATATCAACGCTCCCCCTGCGGTGCCAGACCAAGCGCGGCCATCGGCGTGGTGTCTGGTTTAGCGGTCATCGGTGGCTCCTTTGGCGAGGGCGCGGAGCCATGCGCGGTTTGCATCTGAAAGCAACTCGTAAGGCGCACCCACAATTTCAAGCGTGTAAGCATCCCAAACTTCGTATGTCATTTTAGCTGCGTCAAAGCCTATTGTTGCGGGTCCGTTGCCGGATTCTGTGAGGGGCATTTCTACGACATAGTAAGGCAACTCTGTTGCGCACAATACCTTCGCCGCAGCCACAACGCTGGGCTGCATGGCGGCTATGCGCTTCTCAAGGTCGGCAATGCGAAATGCCTGCCTTGCAATCATAACATGAGCATCGTCCGCGATCTGCTGAAACCCTTCGGGAAATGGCGTAGAGCCAATGCGCTTTTGCATGATACGGGCATCCTCTGTCAGACCCGCCTTGTGCTGTGTGTGGCCTGCAAGATCGCGCAGCATGTCGGCAATCTCACAGCGGTATGGCATGGATAGTTCACCTGTGTGTTCAAGGTCGCGCGCCACGCGCTCCACGTCTGTCTGTGCGGGGGTCATTCGGGTAGCTCCTGTTTCCATCTCACGCCACAAGTCGGGCAATGCCAGCGCACGATGTCACCGCCAAAGTCACTTTCTGTCTGTTCGCCTTCAATGGCGTCAGGGTGCAAGCCTCGCTTGCCCGTCGCTTCACTCCACGGATCATCTACCGTGCAGGTGTGGTATCTCAAATCTTTCATCGTTCTATTCCTCCTTTGCCGCATCGGGGCGGGGTTCTGTGGTTTGGATCAGGGCGCGCAGTTTATTTTCCAGCGCGAAAAGTTCGCTGTCGCTGGTATCCCAATCGCAAAGGGCAATAGCCTCACGCAGCGCATCCCGCGCCGTCTGTACCTGCGCCTGTGCCTCGGCAAGCTGGGCGCGGAGGGTGGCGCGATCATCTCGCAGGTATCGCAAGCAATACGCGGTGTCGTGCGTTTGATACGTGCCGTAGCTACGCAATCCGCTGCATCCATTCAGTGTATGCCCGCAGTTTGGGCATGGGCGGTCAACCTCACTCATTGTCCTGCCCTTCTGTGGCGCGAAATAAAACAGTGGTGCGGCTGATAGCGTGCAGATGATCTACAGAAAACATGAATCCGTCTCCCTCCCATTTTTCTAGTGTATCGGCCATAACTATTGCCGCCTTCACGCGCGCTTCCAGTTCTTCGATCTGCTCACGCTGGGCGATGATGTGCGCGGCCATGTCTTTGACGAATTGCAACGATTCACTTCCGCAAACACTGATCGTCGCGGCAGGCTCGGACAGTGAGGCGTCAAGCTCGTATTCCGTTTCCGTGATGTAGCCTTCAACCGCTGCCTCAAAGCATATCGCCGCGCGTATGACCTCTTGCGCTCGCGTCCATTTAATCTGTTCCGGTGTCATATCAGCCCCTTTTCCAACGCCAGCCATTCGGGCAGCGTCACGGTGAAAATCCCGCCGATGCCAGTTTCCTCAATTTCGATCTGCGACAAGGCCAGCCATGCGGCGTCCTCTTTGTCGCCAGCGTGGAACAGCACAGCCTTTTCGGTGCGCGCCTCAATGGCCCCGTCTATGTCGATGATGTTGCTTTTCATATCTATTCTCCAATCTCGCCGCAGGTGTCGCACACGGCCATTCCGTTGAGGTCTACCATCACGCCGGGGCAAGGCTTCGGCCTGTATCCGCGCGGCTGGTCTTCGTCAGGCTCGGGGTAGCGTCCGCACGCCTCGCCTTCGTGCTGGCCTATCTCGTGGCGGTCATAGTGCGCGTCGGCTGCGATGGCGCTGCCTTCTGTTGGGTGGCGGGTCATTCTGGCATCTCCCGCTTCAAGATGCTGGCAGGAACATAATTCCGCAGTCCGGCAGCTACAGTGCCCGCGTGCGTTACAGAAAATCCCGGCGTGGTGTTGTCAGGATTAACTGGACGCAGAGTGGCGGCCAATCCTCGCGCCACAAGGCTTTCCCAAGTCTGCACATCCTTTCCGCCCGCCGCGAAGTAGTTGCGGTATGCCCAGCGGCGGCGTGGCTTGTATCGGTCATATGTCCCGCTCAGCCCTAGAGCGTGCGCGATTACGTCATATTCTTCAGGGTTAATATTCATCGCCCATGCCCCTCCAATTCAGTTGGCAGAGCGCCCGCCGCTGCGACAAACAGCATCGCGCCGATCACGGTCAGCAGGAGCGCGGCGTTGAATGCGTGGTGGGCGAGGATCATGCGGCGCTGGCGGGTGGCTTCATCACTGGGCTGCATCGGTATCTCCTTCCAAACGGCACACTGCCGCAAGCTGGTCTTGTGTCCATTGATCCCGCGCGCCTGTTGTCGGGCGTGTCGGGTTGAAATCGAAGCAATGCACAAGACACTCAACGCCCTTTCGGACCGGTTTCTGGCGGCGGATGATGCGGCATAGAGCGCGGATCATGATGCCCTCCTGCGCCCTACGAGCGGGGCAATCTTGGAGGATATTTTCAGCGCTTTATCGCTTGGGCTGTCAATGTCGGCCAAGCCGTGCAGCATCGCCTCCTCGCCTCTCGCAAACGTCTCAACGTCAGACTGATAGCCATAGGCCGATGGGTCCACCGCGCGCACGCGAAGCGCCGCAAGATGGTCCGCGCCGTGAGTTTGTAGCCAGCCGCCGCACAGGCACCCGTCGCGCTGGTGGCACATAAACAGAGCCACCGCCCCCTTCATGAACTGTTCGCCCGTATCGCCGTCGTATTGGGGCAGCTTGGCGTACTCCTCCGCAGCCCACACGCCGGATGGCACGTCCTTCCGGTATGGGCATGAGCCGCAGGGGCGTTTTGGAGGCTTGGGTAATTCGAGCCTGGTGTTCATATCTGGAACTCCTGTACGATTCCTGTTTTTGTGCAGTCTGGGCAGCGCATGCCGGTCGCGGGTTCGTCCTGCGGCTGACACTCGGGGTGGTCGCACTCGCCAGCCTCGCACGCGGCTGTGATTTCAGCCTGCTCGGCTTCGTGTTCTTCGAGATTGCTCATTTCCCCACCCTTTCGGTGTCGAATTTGCTAGGCAGTATTTCTACATCAAAGCCACGCCATGAAAACTTGACCTGACCCCGCATATGTTCGCGGATAGATGAGAAACTGCCTGCTGGCTTCCGGCGCATATGCTCATTGACCCAATGCCGGATGGCTGCACGGCGATCACGATCGACAGGCTTGTCTCGATCATCGAAAAGGGACCGGATGCCCTGCGGAGTAGTGGGCACGACGACCCTAGCAGAGTTTCCAATGGAGAATTGCGCACCCCATTCATACCGATAGGTGAGGGCTATGCTTTGACCTAGCGCGCACATCGCGCCAATATCATCCTCGCCCTTATCGACGTACCTTTCTATTGGCGCGGTGCCAGCGTTAGGGACGTTTTTGAGAAACGCTTGATCGAAGCGCAGCCTCTGTGAAGATCTCCACCGGTTCATCGACCAGCACGCATATTCAATCGAAGATATGAATTGATTATGCTCGATGAACCGCCCCGTGGCGAAGCCCATGTTGTATTTGCCTATGAACCGGTACTTTCCGCGCAAAACCTTGGCTGGAACGGAGCCAAATGAGTTGCACTGGATTGTCCGACCCATCGCGGGATCGTCCACATAACCGACAGTCCCGACAGACATAGGCCAAACAAGCCGAGGATCATCAACTTCTTCGGGGTGGTTGAACAGGAGTTCATTTTCCCCGACCCCGCGCATCCACAAAGGACCCATTTCATGAGGCATAAACATGCAGTCTTTGCGTACGTCCTTGACGTCTTCCAGCTTTGCAAAAATGAGCCGATCAAGAATGTACTCGACTGAATCCTCTATGTTGAGTTTCCGGTGTTCTTTGTGCGGTATGCGCCCGCCGTTTACTTTTGCTAGTTCCTTCACTGTGTTCTCCTGACTGTGTATCCGCCGCATGGCTGCTTGCTGACTTGGTATTTCCGGTCGTGCGCTGCGGCATGGGTGTATGCTGCCCGCGCTACCTTCACGTTCCGGCTGTTCTGGACCGGCTGCGCGCCGTCGTGTGATTGCGGTATGTAAAACTCGCCACCGACGCAGAGCGACATAAGGGGGTATGTGGGAGGCCGACCGGCCCCAGACTTGTTTTTGCGCTTCATGCTGGCACTGGATCAGTCAGGTCAGGGTGATCCTCCACAATCCACGCCATCGCGGTGCAAATGTCGTTCCACTGCTGGTCGTGGTTGTCGCTGCCTTCCGGTATGCAATCCTCACGAAATGCCATGAGTGCATCCCAGATCACTGAAATGTGGCTATTGGTGTCGTCGCGGGTCAGATTGGTGTCGGTCATTTCACTGTATCCTGTCTTGTGTTTGTGTTTCACGCTGCCGCATGGCGCTGCCCCCGACACGCAGGGACAGGCAATGCGTCAGCGGAGTGATTGTGCGCGAGACCCTTCGCCATCAGGCCGACCCATTCCGACGCGAGACCCAGCCGCCTGACCTGCGAGAAATGCGCCGCCGTCCATGCTTGCCGTCGATGTCGAGCGGGGTTGACGAAGCGACAGGCCCGCCATTTCCTTTTTGATGATCTGGTCCTTCAAGACGAGGATATTGGTGCCGGTAGTGGCCGCGCGCGCTTTCTTGCGCTCCACTGCCAATTCGGTAGCGCGCTCACCTACACGCACGCCCAAGCCGATCTTGAACCAGCGCCGCGCACGGCTATCGCTTGACGAATACCCATTGTCCGCCTGCGCCTGCTTCCACCCCCCGCAATGAAGCACCGCGCACCAACTCGATCAGGTACAGTGCAAATTCGCGGTCAGCTTCTAGGCCAACAACAACAGGGGTTTCACTAACTTTACGGCCCCCGCGCTTCACCGATCTGAAATAAATCTCGACCTCCGCCAGCTTGGCAATTCCGGCGCATGCATATTTGATCGCGTCGTCGCAGGATTTGGTTTTTTGTTCCACCGTCTCGGTGCCCACGCCTGTATCCTCGCCAGCCGCCTCCGCGCGCTCCAGATCGTCGGCTGTGACTTCGTGCTTGGACATGAGTCGCGACGCCATCGCGGCACACTGCATAGCCTCCGCCTCTGTGCAGCCATCGTTTTCTGCCTTGCGGCGCAAGTCGATGATTTTCTGAACGATGGTTGATTGATTTTTCATGATGTTATGCCTTTTTTTCTGTGTGTTCTGGGGCGAGGAAAATGCCCTCAACGTGACGGACGAGGTAGCTTCCGCTGCTTCCGATCATTGCGCGCAGCACCTCAATCCCGCTCTTTCCGGCCTTCACGACTACGCCTGTTTCTGTTCTGGTTACGTCAACGTCGGGCATGACCGACAGGGCGCGAACCATCGCGTCAACATCGCTTTTGCTGGTGATGAACGAGGTGTGTTTGATCTTGCTTTTCATTCGCTTGCACCTTCGATAATGATCAAGCCCTGTGCAGGCCGGTATGTGAGTTTCGCGCGCTCAAAACCTTCCGCGAGGACGCCGAGAGAAGCGCCCATAATGTCGATCACAGGCCGGTCACCCTTGCCCGAGACCCTGCGGGAACCTTCAACGTCCTTGTCGATCACCAAGCCGGTGCGGGTCTGGCGCAGCGTCCAGTTGTCGCCCCGCGCAAATCCAGCCGCGACAAGGTGTGCGCCCTCGATCCAGAGACGCGGGCGGCCCTTGTTGCTTCCAATCTTCCGTGTCACGGTTTTCATCTGAATGTGTCCTCCGCCTGACGGATACGGCAGTCTGCGACGTGCATGCGCTTGCCAGACGCGAGGCAGCGGACGACCGCGATGTGACCGCCAGAGATACGGACGGTGCGCATGGTGCGCGCAGCGCCGTCATACTTGGCGTAATCGCGGGACAACCAGCCCTCTACGATCAGCGGCGCGAAGCGGCCCGAAGGCTTGAAGATGGTCCCGACGTCGATGGTGCCGACAGGCAGGCGACCGCGTGCCGTGTCGATCATTGTGTGGCGTCCTGCGCGGTACTGGCGGATCATATCAACACCACCTTTCCGCAATCCATTACCTGATATTCCTCGACCCACCGGCCTTCGAGCCAAATGCCCTCACCGTCAGACCTAAACGTGACGCGGCCAGCACGCGAAATGCGGACTGTATCGCCGTTTGATTTGTAGTGACTGCGGACCTCTGCGGCTGTTGCTGGCCGCGTCATTGCGCCACCCCCACCGACAAAAAGCCGAAGATAACGATCAGTGCGAAGGCGATGATGCCCACGAAGTCGCCCGCAAATTCGCGCAAGGCGGTGCGCTCGATAATGTTCAAAATTTCAGAAAGCATCTTGCCGTCTCCTTTGTTCTGCCACCAGTTCTACAGGAACATGTTGCACAGTGCAACAAAATAATAATGTCTACAAAACAGGGGTTAATGTCTACAAATTCAGGATTTGGGACGCAAAACGGGACGCATATATGTATCTGATAACAAACGATAAACCGACTGCATGGACGCATAACGGGACGCATAAAAAAGGACGGACGCAAAACGGGACGCAAAACGGGACGCATATATGTTGTTGATAACAAACAATAAAGAGCATGTATGGACGCAAAACGGGACGCAAAACGGGACGCAGTAAAGTAATAAGGTTAACAAGAGAGGTGGTGGTGGGCGCAAAGCCCCCATTTTTGAAATTCAAATTGTTGCAATCTGCATCATCAAACCTGTATGGTGAGGCCACACGGAAGCGTGGAGCGCGCACCAGAGGCAGGGCATGGGCAATCAGGCACCAACACCAGCGAACAGCACGGATTGGCTCGACAAGCACGGCTTGAGCGACAAGCAGCGCCTGTTCGTTCTCGCCTACCTCGAAACCCAGAACGCCACGGAATCGGCCAGACGCGCTGGCTACAAGCAGCCGAACATGCACGGGCCACGATTGATGGTAAATGATGGTATCAAGGCCGCTATCGAGGAAGGCCGCGCACAGATCGAAGCCAAAGCGCTCATGTCGGCGGAGGAGGTGGCCGCACAGTGGCTTGAGCTGGCCCTCGCTGACCCCACCGAGTTGACCTCGAACATTCACGCCCCATGCCGCTACTGCCATGGCACGGACGGCGAATACCAATGGCGCACCCCCCGCGAGTTCCGCGAAGCGCACAAGCTGGCGTGCTTCGACCTCTTCGATGATCCTGACCTGCGCGACATGGCGATAGATGGCGCGATCGAGGATGCACGCCTGCCCACAGACGCCGGAGGCTACGGCTACAACCTCAACGACACGCCAAACCCAGACTGCGCCGAGTGTTCCGGCTTTGGCGTTGAAATCGTCCGCATGGCTGACACCCGCACGCTCAGTCCCGGCGCGCGCCTTCTCTTCGAGGGTGTCGAGGAAACCAAGCAGGGCAAAAAGTTCAAGATCAATGACAGGCAGATCGCGTTGGACCGCTTCGCCAAGCACATCGGCATGTACGCGGGAAAGGTCGAGGAAGAGACCACAAGCCCCCTCGCACGCCTCGTACAGCGCCTCGCACAGAGCGCCAGCGCCATTCCCGTGCGCCCAGACACACCAAGCGCTCCAATCGCAGCCTCGCACCCGATGGACGCAGCCCACAACCAACCCGAAACCTTCCAAGATGGAGAGGAAATCCTACCATGACAGACAACATTAAAACCGCGTATCTTAAAGACCTCAAGGCCATGAAGGAGCGCGGCGAGTTTTTCCCGCCTAAGCCAGCAGACGGCGGGCCAGCGTTCCCAAAGCAGCCGATCATGCACGAGCAGGGCGGCATGACGCTGCGCGAATACTTCGCGGGGTTGGCGCTGATTGCAAACGCTGACAACGACGCAAGCCATGACGACATTGCCCGTGACTGTTACCTCATGGCAGATGCCATGCTGCGTGCAGGGGGGCAGCCGGTATGACTGACGCACCCGAAAAGCCAGACGCAATGGTCGCGAACATTTCCGTTGATTTTGCCTCATTGCAGGACGCGCTGGACGAGGCCATGCGCTCGCGCGACGGCGGGCGCGACATGGAGGCCGAAGCGGTCACAGAGGCGTTGCAAGAAGCCGCAATGCCGCTTCTCCGCGCATATCTATTCAGCACGGCAGGTCAACGGGACTTTATGCAATCCATAGAGGATATGGTTGGCAACATGCTGGGCATTACAGCCAGCCTTGTACAGCAGGGGCTGCTGCACGGACACGACCTGACCAGCGAGGCCAGATGCACTTGTGACGATTGCGTCAAGCCCGCAAAGGCCATGCACTGATGGGCCGCCGCGTCACAGTTGAGGACGGGTTCGCGGTCATTCGCGTGCCTTTGTCCGAGGTCCACAGCCTGCAAGTCGCGCTGGCAGACTGCCCCTGCAAGTCCACCAAGTCCAACAAGACCGCAGGCATCCGCGCAAGGCTGGCAAAGGCGCTGGCCACGGTCACAGCAACGATGGGGGTGAGGGCATGATGGATAACCACGCAATCCCAGACGCGCCTACAGCCGCGCAGCTATTCGAGCAGATCAACGACGACGTACTGGATGCTCTGATCGCTGGCGCCGAATGGAGAAAGGCGCTGGAGCCTGTCCTCGATCTTAACGGAACTGACTGCGATTACTTCTTGAGCGTGGCAGAAATCTTAATCAGCGCCGGAGACTGCCCGCCCAAGCCCGTATCCATCACGATCAGTGAATCGGCCTTCATGCTGCTGGTCCGCCACGAAGGGCCGCTGTTGGTCGACTTCGAGTGCAGTAATGGGCCGCCGCTGTACCGCCTCAAGGGCTGCGGCCTGCCGTTGCACCGCGACTTTGACCTGACAGGCTATGAATACCGCCTGTCCGACGAAATCCACCCAGAAAACACCAGATAGCGACGTGACCCAACAGCAGGCACATAAAGCTACCCCGCACGCAGTCCTCACAGGACCGGCGCCGGAAGACTTTGTGCCCACCACAGAGGCCGAAATGGAGTGGTGCCTGCGGTCATGGCGCTGGCGCGTGTTATCCGGCCAGCTTTACAAGATCCTAACCAAGAATGACGACGACGATGTTGGTGAGATAGTCCAATTCAAGCCAAACGCAGAGCAGCGCGACTTCGTGGAAAACTTGCACTACCGAAACGTGATCCTTAAAGCCCGGCAGCTTGGCATGACCACCATGTCTGCGATCATGTGGCTTGATCACGCGCTATTCGTCACCGGTCAGCGCGTAGGTATTATTGCGCATACCCAAGAGGATGCAGAGGTTATATTCCGCGACAAAGTAATTTTTGCATATGAAAACCTACCCCCTGAAATTCTTGAGATGTTTCCCACCCGCAAACAGACTGAAACAACTCTTTATTTTGCGCACAACAGCAGCAGCATACGTGTGGCGACCTCGATGCGCGGTGGAACAATCCACCGATTGCATGTGAGTGAGTTAGGTAAGATTGGCGTGAAGTACCCTGCTAAAGCAGAGGAAATCATAAGAGGTTCTATTCCATCAGTACCTGGCACTGGCATTGTGATCATAGAGAGCACAGCAGAAGGACGCAGTGGCGCGTTCTTTGACTATGCGACAAGGGCCGAGGCAAAGGCACAGATGGGGAAAACTCTCGACAGGGGCGATTTTCGGTTCTTCTTTTACTCATGGTGGCAGCACGCCGGATACAGGAGCCCTGCCAACGACAACACGCCAGTAAGCGCAACAGATCACGAATACTTCGACGGCATAGAAAATGAAATGTGCTGCAAGATCGACCTGCGACAACGCAAGTGGTACGTCTCCAAGCGCGAGAACGAAATGAACGGCGATCCTGAACGTATGTGGCAGGAAAACCCGTCGACACCCGCAGAGTGCTGGATGCAGTCTACAGCAGGCACGTTCTTTGCCCCGCAGCTATCCAGAGCCAGATCGGAAGGCCGCATAGGGCGCTATCCGTTCATCACCAACGTACCCGTCCACACATTCTGGGATATAGGCGCAGGAGATGGCACGGCGATATGGCTGATGCAGTATGTGGGATCACAGCACCGGTTCCCTTTGTTTATTGAGGATTGGGCGCAATCATACGAGTTCTTCGTATCAAAGCTAATGAACCTTGGCGTGGTTTTTGGCACGCACTACCTGCCTCATGACGCATCACACCAGCGGCAAATGCAGGATAGGGTAGCTTCGCCGCAGGATCTGCTATCAGAGCTTGCGCCAAGCTGGAATTTCGAAATCGTCCCGCGCGTGCAATTTCTCCAGAACGGTATCGACCTTCTGCGCAGCAAGTTCAATCAGGCGTACTTTGACGAGGTAGGGTGCAAGGAAGGTCTCAACCACGTTTCTCTATACCACAAGAAATGGAACAGCCGCCTTGGTTTGTGGTCCAACGAGCCAGAGAAAGGCGATGGACACTCCGAGGCAGCAGACGCCCTGCGCCAGTGGGCGCAAGGCTTCGACCCCGCAACAGCACTGACAAATTCATATGCCGCGATCAAGAAGGTCCGCCGCAGCCAACCCCAAGGAGGAATGGCATCGTGAGCGATACACCTATCATTGATCTAACCCGATACGACTGGAAGCGAGAGCAGGGCGACGTCGTGGTCATAGGCACATGGTCTATGCACAACGGGCGGCCTGTTATGGTCCTGATGCCAAACAGCCGCCGCACCCTCGACGCGGACAAGGTAACACCATGCCTTGTCCCCCTCGATCTGGCCTACATGTGGGACGAGTACACAGGCGACGCCATCCACTGCGCGCAAATGACGTGGCAATTCGCTGCGGCGCTGGGGCTATCCCAGAACGACCCGCGCACGCTGCTGCGCCTCACCTCGATCATCCGCGACCACCTTGGCGACCTGCTGACCATGCGCCCCCTCACAGACGCCGACATGGTTCGCGTGGCCGACGTGGAGCAGACCGATACCAACACGGGCAAGACCCGCGAAGCGGGGGTATGGGACTTTGTATAATACACAGGATGATCCAGCCTTTGCGGGTCAGGTGACGGACGGCGGCCGCAAGTCGAACGACCCCATCGACCGGCTGGCAAAGCAGCCCATCACAGAGAAAGTTGTCTCGAACAAACTCGACAACATCGACTATCAGGCGCTCCACAGCAAACTTCTTGGGTTCTACCAGTCGGAGTTGCTGCGTCAGGAGGTCAACAGACGCCAGCAGGCAATCGACGCCGACTTTGTGGACGGCCTGCAATGGGACAGCCAAGACGCAGCGCTCCTGCGCGCACGCGGTCAACAGCCGCTTGTCTACAACGTGATTGCGACCTCCTATCAATGGCTGCTGGGCACCGAGAAGCGCGGGCGCACGGATTACAAGATCCTCCCCCGCCAAAAAGAGGCCAGCAAGGCAGCAGAGCGCAAGAGCCAGTTGCTCAAGTACCTGTCAGACGTCAACCGCAGTGAGTTCCACGTCTCTGCCGCGTTTGCAGACTGCGCCAAGGTGGGCGTGGGCTGGCTGGAAAGCGGCGTGCAGGCCGACGACGAGGGCGAACCCATCTTCGACCGCCGCGAGACGTGGCGCAACATGCTATGGGACAGCATTGCGATGGAGCCAGACTTGAGCGACGCGCGGTTCATGTTCCGCTCGAAGTGGATGGACACCGACATTGCGGCCCACATGTTCCCAGAGCGCAAATATCAGATCGAGATTGCGGCATCCAACACCCTCGACTTCTTGCAAGCCCTATCCGGCAGCGGGGATGATGCAATGGACGCGATGGAGGACGCACACCAGCTATCCCTGTCCAGTGGCCTAGCGCACGAACAGTCAGACCGTCGACGCCTGCGTGTGATCGAGGCATGGTTTCGCGTGCCCGTAGAGGACAAGTACATGAGCGGCGGGCAATTCCGTGGCGAATTGTTCGACCCGCAGAGCCAAGGCCACATGCGCGAGGTCGAAGCGGGCCGCGCGTCAGTGACCAGGCGTGTGCGGATGCGCATGTTCGTGGCAATCATGACCGAGAACGGCCTCCTGCACCTGTCAAAGTCACCGTACCGCCACAACCTCTACCCATTCACCCCGATCTGGGCCTACCGGATGGACCGGGACAACATGCCCTATGCACCGGTGCGCCAGATGCGAGACCCGCAGAGCGACATTAACAAGCGTTTCTCGAAGGCTCTCTACATCTTGTCCACCAACAAGACGATCATGGACGAGGGCGCGGTTGCCGACATGGCGACGTTCCAAGAAGAAGCGAACCGGCCAGACGGCATCATCGTCAAACGGCAGGGTAAGCAGCTTGAAATGGGCGTGGACCGCGAGTTGGCACCCGCGCACCTCGACATTATGTCTCGCTCTATCAGCATGGTGCAGCAGGCCAGTGGCATCACAGACGAGAATATGGGGCGCACGACCAACGCCACCAGCGGCAAGGCTATCGTAGCGCGTCAGGATCAAGGCTCACTGGCAACAAGCACGATCTTCGACAACCTGCGCTATGCGCGTCAGGTCCATGGCGAAAAGATGCTGTCCCTCACAGAACAATTCATGGAGCAGGAAAAGCAATTCCGCATTACCAACCAGCGCGGACGGCCCGAGTTTATCACGGTCAACGACGGGCTTCCCGAGAACGATATTGTTTCAAGCAAGGCTGATTTCATCATCAGCGAAGAGGATTGGAACAGCACTATCCGGCAAGCGCAGACGCAACAGCTTATTGAGTTGATGCAGATGCTGGCGGGCACCTCCCCAGAGGTGGTTATGGCGATCCTCGATCTTCTCATTGAGACGATGGACGTGCCGCAGCGCGAAGAGTTGGTGAAGCGCGTGCGTAGCCTCACAGGGGCTGAAGACCCAGACGCAGACCCTGACAACCCCGACGAGGAAACCATCGCACGCAAGCAGGCACAGGCCGCACAGCAGAAGATGCAGCAGCGTGCGCAAGAGGCCGAGGTAGCCGAGAAAGAGGCCACAGCGGCAGAGCGTCAAGCCCGCGCTGCCCTCTCCATCGGTCAAAGCGAGAAGGTGAAGGCCGAGATACGCGCGATCCTGTCCAAGACGTCTGGGCAGGACGTCGACACCCAGATGAAAGCGATCGAGGCCGCCATCGCCATCGCTGGCGACCAAGCCGTCGCGGCAGTCGCTGACAGCTTCCTTCTCGAAGCAGGCTTTGCGGGGCAACCCTCTGAACCGGCGCCACAGCAACCCGCCATGCCACAACAGCAGCCCGTAGCGCCGCCAGTTGACCCTATGGCGCAAGAACAACCCATGCCTGCACCCGCAGGCCCACAAGGAGGCATGATGCCATGAAGACAACCCCCATCCAGATCGGGAAAGCAAAGCCCGAACAGCGCGTGATCGACGTTTGCGAGAAATTGCTGGAACGCGCCAAGTCGGGCGAACTGCGCTCCATCGTATTCGGAGGAACGCTTACCGATGGAAAATTCACCACGGGGTTCGACACAGCCGACGCCGTGGAAGCAGTGGGCCTCCTAACGATGGCAATACACAACCTCGCAGCACATAGCCGCGAAATTTCAGACTAACCCAACCAAAGGAGCCTAATCATGGCCGATAACGATTATGACGACCTGCTGACCGACGCAGAGCGCGCGGCACTCGAAGACAGCGACTACATGGAGGACCACCAAGACGGCGACGGCAATGCAGACGCAGCGCTTGAGGACGCCGCAGCAACAGCCGCTGCCGGTACTGGTGGCGAAGATGATCTAGAAGCCGCAGCCTCAGAGCAGGAGCAGGCACCCGCTCCCAGCGTGGACATTCAGGAGATTGACGGCAACCTCACCGCCCTCAACGAAGAACGCGAGGCGTTGCTCGAAAAGTACGACGACGGCGACCTGACCAGCGCAGAGTACAAAGAGGAACTGAACCGCATTGCCGAACAGTCCTCTGAACTGGTGGGGCAGCGGGCGGTTGCCCAGCACGCCGCAGACCAAGAGGAAAAGCAGTGGAACGGCGCCGTGGCCAGATACATGAAGACCAACCCCGGCTTTCAGGAAAGCGATGCAGCGCTCAAAGCCTTCGACGGAGCCGTCCGCATGGTTACTGGAAACTCCGCCTACGCGGCTATGAGTTATTCAGAGCAGCTTGCAGAGGCGCACCGCATGATTGCGGGTGGAGCGGTTAAAGGCGTGCCCCCCCTGAAAGGCGCAAAGCCAGCGCCAAAGGCGGAAGAGAAGGGCGAGGATATGCGCACGCCGCCCCCATCACTGGCCCGCGCCCCCGCGTCCGATATGTCTGGCGTTGTGGACAGCCCCTATGCGGCGCTGGAACTGCTGATTGAGCGCGGTGACAGCGACCAGATCGAGGACGCCATGCGCCGCCTGACACCAGAACAGCGGGACGACTTTGCATCCCGCGACATTTCATAACCACAGAAAGGTTCGGCAGATGCTGATACGAAAAGTAAAAACCGGCGACTGCCTCACTATCGGTGGCGTTGTGATCGTGGTGCGCAAAGTGACGGGCGAGAACTTGAAGCTGGCAATTCAAGCCCCAGCCGACACGCAAATCAAGCATGCACGCGGCGGAGACATTATTCCAGACTGCGGAGACGCAGCGCCCGCCTAAATAGAAGCGTTACGCACGCGCGACACGAAAGAGGGAAGCCCGGACCAGAAACGGTTTGGGCTTCCCTGATTATACCATATGTGGTAGGCGTCTCCGTAGTATGGCGCAAGATGTGCTTATGCTGGCTCAACCGATCCAACATGAGGACATCAAAATGACCCAAACGGTAATCCCCTTTGGCGACGTTAAGGCCCAAAAGAAATGGTCTGCTAACCTCGCTATCGACACGCTCGAAAAAGCCTACTTCACCAAGAAGTTTGTCGGACGTGGCGACAACAACATCATCGAAGAAAAAACGGACCTCGAATCCGATCAGGGCGACAGCATCAGCTTCGACCTGTCTGTGCAGTTGCGCGGCAAGCCCACGTCTGGCGACAAGCGCGTCAAGGGCAAGGAAGAGAACCTGAAATTCTATACGGACGAAGTGATCATCGACCAGCTTCGCAAAACCGTGTCCGCTGGCGGTAAAATGACCCGCAAGCGCACCGCCCACGATCTGCGCAAAGTCGGTAAGAACCGCCTTGGCGACTATTGGGCGAAGTACATGGATGAACTCATGTTCATCTACCTGTCCGGTGCGCGCGGCATGAACGAAGACTTCATCGAAGACGAAGACTACACCGGCCACGGTGGCAACCCACTGCGAGCGCCTGATAACCAGCACTTGCTGTTTGGTGGGTCCGCCGTGTCCAAGGGCAGCCTGACCACTGCGGACGTTATGAGCCGCGAACTGATTGAGCGCGCCGTCACGGTCGCGGCCATGATGCGCGCCCGTGATCCATCCACCGCCAACATGGTGCCTGTCACCATCGAAGGCGAGAACCGCTATGTGACCGTCATGTCTCCCTATCAGGAGCATGACATGCGCACGGCGACCGGCACAGGCGGCTGGCTTGAGGTCCAAAAGGCGGCTGCTGCTGCCGAGGGCAACAAGAACAAGATCTTCAAGGGCAACCTTGGCATGATCAACAACGTCGTTCTGCACAGCCACCCCTCCACCATCCGCTTTGACGACTACGGTGTCGGCGGTGACGTGGAAGCAAGCCGCGCCCTGTTCATGGGCCGTCAGGCTGGCATCTGCGCCTATGGCGTTGCCAAGGGTTCCCGCTTCTCGTGGAAAGAGGAAATGGAAGACTTCGACAACGAGCCGACCGTTTGCGCCGGTACGATTGTCGGGTTCACCAAGACCCGCTTTGGCAAGTCTGACTTCGGCGTCATGGCAATCGACACCGCCGCAACCGCGCCTGTCAGCCAGTAAGGCGATCTAACGCGCGGGGCTGAATAACCAGCCCTGCGCACAACCACACACACGGAAGAGAGGAAGCCAATGGCCCTTCAACAGTCCAAAATCGCACGTCGCATCGACACGCCCCCTTCGGTCTATCAAAGCGGCCTTGTCGGTGCCTGCATCGCCAGTTTCGCGTTCACAAAAGCCTACGCGACAGCCACTGATCTGATCGAGATTGCCACGCTGCCAGCCGGTGCCCGCATCATCGCCGCGTCTGTCTTTGGCGACGGCGTAACCGCTGCCACCACAGCGGAGGTAAGCCTGCTGGATGGCGAGGCTGGTGACAATGACGACACCCGCGACCTGACCGCAGACACGCTGTTCGCAGCCGCACCGACCACCGCCGCAGGCGACACCGCCACAATGGCGGAATGTCTCGCAATCGCGCCGTCGGACAAGCATCGCGGCATTGGTGTGCAACTGTCAGCCAATCAGGCCGCAGGCGCCGCGACACTTACGCTGGTGTTCCAGTACACCTTCTAAACCAACGGGCGGCCCCTATGAGCCGCCCTTTTTCACGCAGCAACAACCGGAGTAAACCCACATGCTGATCCAAAGCAAAATTGAGCGGAATAAAGGTACAAAGGTCACTATGGGCGGCGTGAAATACCACTTCCAGCCGCGCGTGCCGAACGGGCCTCACATCGAAGATGTAGAGGACGACGAGCATGTGGCAAAATTCCTGTCCGTCAGCGAAGCCTACAAGATTTATCGCGAAGAAGTAGCGAAAGAGCGCGGCGTTGCCAGCGACGACGAGCCACCAGCAGACCCAGACGCGGCGGATGATACCGATCCCGACATGCCGGAAACCGAGCAGGCCCGCAAGACGGCCGCAGACAAGGCCGCAGAGCCAAACGAGCCTGACACCAAGTCGCCAACCGAGCCGGTCAACGATCCGCTGGATAAGGCGACCGAGGCCGAACGCGCAGCCGCAGACAAGGCCGCAGAAGACAAAGCCGCCGCCGAGAAGGCCGCCGCTGATAAAGCCGAGCGCGCCCGCTACAATGCCGCCGTGAAGGCATCCGGGCTATCGAAGGAGCAGGCCGATCTTGTGTCCGCCGTTCTGTCCATGCCTGACAGCGCCGACGACGAGGCAATCAAGGCCGCATTTGTCGCAACGCATGACCGTGAACCAAACGGCCAAGCCAAGCGTGAAACCGTGCTGAAATTCATCCGCACTAAAGCTGCTGAAATGGGGCTGGTTGAGGCTGAATAAGCCCCCACCAATCACCGCTACCACGTCTTAAAAGGAGTGCTGCACCATGCAGGCCAAAGAAATCCTACGCCGCGCCTCGATCACCTTGCAGGATAGCGGCTTTGTTCGCTGGCCGGTGCCCGAGTTGCTGATCTACCTCAACGACGCAATGCAGGCGATTGCCCTGCACAAGCCAAACGCTGTCACCGACACGATTGAGCTGTCCCTACAGGAAGGCACACTTCAACGCCTAGAGGGCAATCATATCTCGCTCATTCGCATGTCTCGCAACCTCACCTCCGTTGACGAGGACGAGGGCGGGCGCAAGGGCGGGACAGCCATCACAGCAGTCAGCCGCACTACGCTGGACAGCATCATGGCCGGTTGGCAGGACGCCACGGTGCTGCCTTTCTCCGCGACCGTGGAGCATGTCATTCAGGATATGGCAGACCCCCGCAGCTTCTACGTCGTGCCCGGCAATGACGGTACTGGCATTGTAGAGGCCGTTGTGTCGATCCTGCCGACCGAGATTGCAGAGCCTACCAACCCATTGAGCGTTGACAGCTACACGGCTGAACTGACGCTGCCTGACGTCCTGCGGGGCGCGCTGGTGGATTACGTCATGTACCGCGCCTACTCCAAGGACGCGGCGGACCCGAATAACGCCAGCCGCGCGCAAGCGCACTACCAGATGTTTGCCAATGCAATCGGCCTCAAGGTGCAGACCGAACAGGTCATGACAACAAACTCAACGGGCGATGATACGCGGAACCGTGGCTAATGGAGGTGCCAACCCGCCCCCTGCGTGACTTCCTGCCGCTTGTGTTGCCGCATGCGCAATACTGCCCGCGCCCCGTGGCCGAGCAGTACCTGCGTCTGGCTGCAATCGAGTGGTGCGAGCGCACACGTTGCTGGCGTCACGTCTCAACAATGGACCTGACAGAGCAGGGGGAGGCAATCGTCTCCCCCGACTACGCCACCATATTCGAGATTGAGAGCGCAGAGTTTTCAAGCGAAACCGTATCTAGCACTGAACTTGTGGCAACACAATTCACGCAAATATCGCTGTCAGACGCCGAGGCAATGGAGGGCAACGCGCCTCGATATATTACGCAGGTATCGCCAAACTCCGTGACTGTGCTGCCCTTCATGGTCGGCAGCCTGTCTCTATCCCTATTCCTGAAACCACGGGCGGGCACAGAGTACGGCAACGATCCTGCGGACCCATTGCAGGACAAATACAACGTGATCCCTGAACACGTCTTCATCCAGTCTGCGGAGAAGATTGCAGAAGGCGCGCTGGCGCGGCTCTTGGCGATCAAGGACACCAAGTGGCACGACCCCAAGATGGCCGGATACTATGCCGGCCGTTTCAACGAAGCCTGCGACCGGCACTTTTCATCGGAACTTCGCGGCCAGCAGCGCGCGCCCCGTCGCAGCAGACCAGAATTTATATGAGGGGCCGCAATGATCATCAGCATCACAGACTTCATGGGCGAGTTTCCAGTGAAACACCCGCGTATGTTGCCGCCAAACGCCGCGCAACTGGCGGTCAACACACGGCTTGATGATGGGGCTATAACGCCTCTATCGGGATCGACATTCACCACAGACCTGACGACGCCACGAAAGACCGTTTATCTGAACGGGTCGACTTGGCTGGCATGGGCCGATCATGTTCATGTCGTGCCCGGTCCCGTCGCGTCAGACCGCCTCTACATCACCGGTGACGGCGTGCCGAAGATGTATACCAACGATCTGTACTATCCGCTTGCGTTGAACGCACCGGCGACAGCGCCCACTACCGCAACAACATCGACACCAGACGTAGACAATCTGGAAACGGTAGTGTTCGCCTACACCTTTGTCACAGAGTTTGGGGAGGAGAGCGCCCCGTCGCCAGTGTCCGAGGCTCTATCCACGTCGGAGGGTGTTACCGTGCGCGTGGCTGGGATGGAGACGCCACCTCTTAACCGAGGCATTTCCGCAATCCGCATATATCGCTCCGTGACGTCTGACTTATCCGTGACCGATCTGTACTTCGTTGCTGAAATCACACCTGCGGCGACATTCGACCACGATCAGGAGACATACCCTATCGCGGAACCGATCAGCACCACGAACTTCACGCCCCCGCCTGACGACTTGCGCGGCATCATCAGCATGCCCAACGGCATGATGGTGGGACACACAGCGCGCGACATATGGTTCTGTGAGCCATACCAGCCGCACGCATGGCCAGTGTCCTACTCCCTGACCGTCGACTACGATATTGTGGGCCTCGCCGCGTTTGGCTCGCAACTGGCGGTCATGACAAAGGGTCAGCCCTATCGCGGCCAAGGGTCCGAGCCTGACACGTTCCAGCTTGAGCGCGTTGAAGAGAACCTGCCTTGCGTCTCCGCGCGCGGAATCGTGGATCTTGGATACGCTGCGGCATATCCATCGACGGAAGGTCTTGTGCTGGTATCGGGCACCAGCACCAGCCTAGTCACGAGGCAACTGTTCAACCGACGTGCTTGGGCACGCATGCAGCCTGAAACGATGGTCGCAAGCCAAGTGGGCGGGCGCTACGTCTTCGCATTTGCTGGCACACTGGCCGGTGCAGAGGAAAAGACGGGGATCATCGACCTGACTGGGGCCCAGCCTTTCTTCATGCGCACCGATGCCGTCATGAAGTGCGGCTACCACGACATTCGCACTGGCCGCCTCTACATGCAGGAGGCCGACAATCGACTGCATGTCTTTGACGACACGGCGTCTGAAACCTATCGCGCGCAGGAGTGGAAAACCAAACTGTATGATCTGCCTTATCCTGTCTCGTTTTCAGGGGCATTGATCGAGGGTGACAACCTGACCGGCGCCGACAACTTCCAAGCCGTGTTTATTGCTGACGGTGTGAGCGTCCACACGGTCACATCACTCAATCAGGTAGTGCGGCTGCCCGACGTGAGCGCGCAGCATTGGGAGGTGCATGTGTCCGGTTCCGCGTCCATTTCCTCGATCACCTTCGCAACCTCGCTTGCAGAATTGAGCAGACGGCCATGAAAAACGGGCTATCAGGGCTGACAAACCGCCTAAAGGAAGGGCTTGAAACACTTGCGGGCTTTCGGGGACCGAAAGGCAAGCACGCTGTCCGTTTCGATGATCTGCAAGGCGTAAATGCGGGCTTGGGTATCTCCCTCAAGCTGGCACGAAAGGCGACGGACGAAAATATCCGTCTCACCGATGAAATAGGCACTGACGCAGAACCGGGCACGCTGCGTTATCGGATCGCCCAGGCAATCGCGAACGCAGATGCACTGGGGCAGGAGGCGGCAGCAGCGGCGCTGGCGGCCGCAAATGTGCGAAGTGACCTAGAAGCCCTCACAGATGGATTCGTAGGAAAACTTGCTGACGAGTTTTCGAGCGTTGATGCGATACTGGATGGAGTAGACAGCGAACTAACTGTGCTTTTTGGAGACGTGAATGATCTATCCATTGGGCTTGACGACCTCACCACGTCCTACACGAACGCTTTAACAGGGCTGAACGAAGACTTTGCAGATCAGGTGCAAAGGCTGGATGATTTTAATGATCAACTTGCACTGCGGGACATTGAGCGCGTTGATATAGGGCAGTCGATCAGCACTATATCGCAGCGCGTGGCTTGGCTTCTGACCAAAATCAGCGAGGTTGACAGTACATTCCGCGATGCCGGTATCTATGTCAGCCCCGAGGATGGAACTGTACGCATTTCCGCCATTGACGCGACAGAAGAGAGGATCAGCGAGACTGAAATCAGGGTCAATGCGGTTGAGGCTAATATCAATCTTCGTGCCACGACTGCCTATGTAAATGCAGCTATTTCCAACGCGATCCTAGACCCGAGCCAGATACCGCTACTCGATGATCTATCGCTGCAAATCAGCAATGTAGAAGTTGACCTAGATGCACTTTCCAGCACTATAACCTCGAAGGCGGATCAAACCATTGTCGACGGTCTCGTAATTGATCTATCCGAGGCGTCAACAACCATCGACGGGTTGCAAGGGGCCATTGATTTACTGGCAACCAAGACCGAGTTTGACGCGCTTGAGACGCGGACGACGCAGGCGGAAATCACGCTAGAGACCATCGACGGCGCAAGCATAAGCCAGTCCGTTCAGGACGTGCGCAATCTATACGATGCTGCGTCAATTTCAGGTGCCACGAACCTGAAAGCCCTAATGGATGCATATGAGGGCAGAGAGAGCCTAGCCGAACAGATAGCTTACGTTACGAATGACTTGCGCGCAAAGGTAGAGGACGACGGATCGGCTCTAGCCGAGGCGATCACTTCGCTTGGCGTAAAGACCGGTAGCAGCATTGCGTTACTTGAGCAGCAGCAAGTTGTTACAGCCAGTGAAGCGGCGGCATCAGCAGAGCAGATAACCGGCCTACAGGCAGAGATTAACGGCGTGTCTGCAAGCCTTACACAAAACTACCTAACAAGTGCCCAAACAGGCGAAGCAATCGCTTCTGCTGGGCTGCTTTTAGCCGCCGAGGTCGCCAATGAAATTGGGGCCGACCTATCAAATAACTACCTGACGAAAGCCACAACAGAAGAGGCTATCGCGGCATCAGGAACGTCTCTTAGGGCGTCTATGGGCGACTTGCAGTCAGTGAACCTGCGTGACGTTCTGGACGCCTATGAGGCGCGCAGCAGTATCAGCCAGCAATTTGCATACATCACCAACGATCTACGGGCAAAAGTGGAGGAAGATGGAAGCGCGCTGGCCGAGGCGGTGACGTCTATGGGTGTTGCACTAGGTGGAAACATTGCGTCTCTTGAGCAGCAGCAACGAGTTTACGCCACAGAGGCAGAGGCGGTGGCCGAAGAGATTACAAATCTAGGCGCTTCCATAGGTGGCGTCCAAGCGAACTTGCAACTGAACTATCTCACCAAGACCAGCACCAACGAAGCAATCGCAGCAGCCAGAACGGCTTTGAAAGCTGAAATTGAAGAAGGACCGATAGGCGATCTGTCCGCAACACTGACAAATGACTACTTCACGAAAACCGACACTGAAAGCGCGATAGTAGCCGCCAGTACAGCCCTATCGGCTGCACTGACTGGACCAGACGGACCTATTCAGGGGACAAAGGATGGAGCGGTAAGCGAAATTACGGCAACGCTGGACGCTGACTACCTCACGACTGTTCAAACGAACTCTGCCATATCGTCTGCGAACACCTCGCTGGCCGCTGCCCTCACCGGACCAGAGGGGCCTATCGAAGACGCCAAGAGCGAGGCAATCGCCTCAATCACCGCGACGCTTGATACAGATTACCTCACGAAGGTTGCGACAAATAACGCGATTACGGCCTCAAGCGAGGTTCTGAACGCCTCGATCACCGCTTTGAGGGGAGACGTGCCCGGGTATTCGTTCACGCTGGATAGCCTTGAAGACTTGCACGCTGGGCCTCGCGCAACTCTTGTGGCCGAAAGCACGCTTGGGCAAGCGGGAGTGATCCGTGTGCGAGAGGTATCAGCCCCTTCCTCATTCACAGGAACGACTGGCGCCGGTGCCGTGCTTGAACTGCAATCGCCATGGGTCATGAAGTTTGCTGCGCGCAGGGTTAAGGTGTCTGTGCTGGCAAGGAAGCCCTCAACGGGGGCCGCTGCAAACTTTGGTATCGCGTTCTCTGCCGGATCAACCGGAAATTCTGGCCTATTGTCCGCGCAAGGTACATTCGACACTCAATGGCGGTGGTTCAATTTCTTCTACGACGTGCCGGTTGGGGCTGCGTCAGACGCTTCCTATATCGGCATTTTTGGCGGCCTGAACGGCGGCAATAAAAGCACGGAAGTCGCCCGCGTCCTTGTCCAGATCGCAGCAGAGTCCGACGAACTGCCTGAAATATCCGAACTGGACGGCCAAATCCAAGACGTTAAGGGGCTGGACTTGAGCGCCCTGAACGGAACCGCGTTTGGAACCATGCTTTCAGAGTTGAGCGTAGCGGCAAACGGCACGATTGCGGGGATTGAGAACTTCGGCAGCGTCATGGCGGATATAAAGGGAAACGCTGCATCCGCATTTGTGCTGCGCGCTGTAGCTGGCGAGGCATCAGGCGCTCTTGAGGTTGTGGCCTATGATAATGCCAGCGGGGCGGGATCTGCAATTACGCTCGACGCTGATTACATTTTTGCTAAGGGCACGCTCAACGCAAACCTCTTGGCGGTCGGTAATGCAGCGCAAATGCTGCAAAACAGCGACTTTAGCCAAGGCATACTCAATGTCACCTACAGACCCGGTAACATCGCGGGCCGCTTGGAACTCAATGAGCCAGGCGATTATATGGCTGGGTTCAATTACCGGACATTAACCATAGCATCTACCACTAATGTAGTGCGTTCAAACGCATACATCGGGGCCAAATTCACCCTATTTGATACAGATGGTACAGCTACGGCTGGATACCCGATTGAAGATAGCAAGTGGTTTGAATTTTCGGTCAAGCTGTCTGCGGATAACTGCAATGCCAGACTAGGCGTAGAGTTTTACAACGCGGCAGGCGCACTGATAGCCGAGAGCATCATCGCGGGTAATATCTCTGTGCCGCAAGGCAATTCGGCTAATCCGCAAAAATGGGAGAAGTATGGCGGCCTTGTGGAATCGCCAGAAAATGCAGCCTTCGCGCGGCCCGTCGTATACATTGACGACGCAACGGCAGCGCAAGCAAAGCTGCATATTTTCCAGCCGTTTTTCGCAGAGACCGTGGCCGAGGCGCGGCTATCCCCTTACGGCACGGGCAACACCAGCTTACTGACCGGAGACGGCCTTGTGACGCGATCCGTTACAGCCGAGAAGATTGATGTTGTGGATCTTGCCGCCGTAATGGTCAGCACGGAGGCGTTCACAGCAAGCGGACTTGCGCTGTTCGGCGGCGAGTTGCGCTCTGACGGGTTCACTGTAGGGCAAAAGGGATGGAGGATTTTGGCTGACGGAACGGCCGAGTTTGAAGACGTAATCATACGTCGCAGGCTTCAAATCTCTGAACAGCTTATAACATTCCCTGAATTTGTCCCATCCGCTACAGGCTTGAGCAGCATACTCGTAGGTGACGCGAATACAGGATTTACAACTAGGACCACGACTGTGCGTGACGATGAGTATATTGCGCACGGCTACACAATCTACGTCATGTCAACGCCTATCTCCATCACCGCATGGGGCGGAGCAGACGATGTTTATGAGGCGATTGTAGAGCATGTCAACGGCGGCGTGCAGTCGAACACCAGCCCAGATACCTATTGGGGATGGAAGGCGGAAATATTGCCTTTGACCAGATGGACCGGTGACCAATCCCTGCGCGTGCGCATCGAATACTGGTCGCGCGGGGTCACAAAGCAATTCTCGGGCAGCTTGCGGCTAAGAATATACAAGATCACCTAACCGCAGCACACAGCATCTAGCGCATTGGCGTTATATATGGCATGCTGCACACAACATATGGGGTAATGATGACCGCGCGCATCACGTCACAAGAACCGTACCTACTTCTGGGTTGGGCCGCATCGCGCCTTGGCCTGAAAAGGATATGGCCGTCCGAAAGTGTCCCGCTGGCATCCGTTGATGATGATGGGACAATCCATGCGGTTGTGATCTACAACGCCTTCTACGACAATGCGTGCTTTATGCACATTGCCAGCGCCAAGACGCGCAGGTGGGCCACAAGGTCAACGCTGCGCGGGTTCTTCCATTATCCGTTTGTAGAGTTGGGTCTTGCTCGGGTTCAGACGCAGATAGCCGTAGATAATATCCCGACACAGATCATGGTACTCAAACTCGGGTTTCGGTTCGAGGGCGTCAAGCGCGGCGCTGACGGTCAGGTCGACATGAACATGTTTGGCCTCATGCGGAGCGATTGCAAATTCATCGACCACGATAACGAAACAGAAGAAACGGACGCGCATGATGCTGCGTTGCAACACCAGCGACGTAAGGAACATGGCGATGGGCAAGGGCAGCAGCGCACCTGAAGCAGACCCCCGCATTGGCGAGGCGGCGCTGAAAAGTGCTGAACTTGGCGGCGATTATCTGGCATGGATGCAGGATCAAGCGAAAATCTCAAATAATTGGGCGGAAAAAGACCGCGCGCGCTACAAAGGCGTGTTCGAGCCGCTTCAAGATAATTTCATAGAAGAGGCGCAAAACTACGATACGCCTGCGGCTAGAGCGGAAGCGGTGCGCGCAGCGCAGGCTGACGTATCGCAGGCAATAAGCACAACGAACGCCACCACAGCCCGCAATAACGCACGCATGGGCATTGATCCAAGCAGCGGTCGTGCGCAGGCGGGGCAAGCAGCAGCAGGCGTGGGGCAAAGCCTCGCACTGGCGGGCGCGGCAAACTCTGCGCGTAAGCAGGTTGAAAGCGAAGGCAGATCCTTGCGCGCGAACGCGGTAAATCTTGGGTCTGGGTTCGCGGTTAATCCCGCAACTTCGCTTGGCCTCGCAAACTCGTCAGGAAGCAGCGGTTTCAGTGGCGCCATGCAGGGCCAGCAGCAAATGGGCAACATGCTCAACACGCAGTATCAGCAGGAAATGGCATCATACAACGCCAACCAAGCCGCCAGCAGCAGCCTATTCGGCGGGCTTGGCAGTATCGCGGGCCTTGGCCTATCCATGATGATGCCTTCATCAAAGGACGTGAAGGAGAACAAGAAGCCTGCACGCGGCGTCCTTGAGGCGCTGAAAAGCATGCCGGTTGAGCAGTGGAAGTACAAAGACGGCGCGGGCGACGGCGGCGAACATATCGGCGCCTACGCAGAAGACTTCCAGAAAGCCACAGGTAAGGGCGACGGTAAGTCTATCCCCGTCGTTGACGCTATCGGCGTCACAATGGGCGCTGTTCAAGAGTTGTCAGCCAAGGTCGACAAGCTGACAAGCAACATGCCCCCCGTAAAACTCCAAAAGCCGACGTCACGCGGCATCACAGGTAGGACATAAAATGGCTTGGTATTCAGTAGGAACGGCATCATTCACAAACGGCAGCACTGCGGTATCGGGCGCTGGTTCGTCGTGGTTTGGTGCGCTCCAGACGGGATGGGGCATGGTCGGTCCCGATGGCCGTGTCTATGAGATTGAGACAGTAATCAGCGCATCATCCCTGACGCTAAAGACGACATATCAGGGGTCAACCGCAGCCGGTCAGTCGTATGCGATCTTCCCCACTAACAGCCTGGAGTTTGATCTGGTCACGTCAATCCAGAACCTAATCAGCAACTTTCAATCCGTTGTTGATGGAGCGGGAGCAGGCAAGTTCCTCAATGGTACAGCTTCGCTTCCGTCAATGTCGTTTGTGTCTGACCCCGACACAGGGCTTTACCGCCCCGCGTCCAACCAAATGGCGGCATCCACGGGTGGCGTGCGCCGTTGGCTGTTGAGCAACATCGCGTTTCAGGTCGATGTGCCTATTACGGGCACTGCGGTTACTCAAAGTGATTTGGACATGACGGCTGATCGCCTGATGAAAGTCGGGTATGGAGGTCTTGGATCTGGTAGCCCGCCAAGCCCGCCAAACAATGATATGGATGACTTCGAATCCACCGGATTTTTCCAGTTTGCCGCAACGCATGTAAATACACCTTTCTCGCTTGGTGCGGGTGTTAACTTTACCCGCTTCGGTGCGCTGATCGGTCAGATTGCGATTGAGCGTTCTCTTAGTGGCAAAATGGTGTTTAGATCCTCTGCGGATGGCGTCAATTTCAGCGAATGGAAAACCGCCATTACTGAAACCGTAGCGCAGTCTTTGTATGGGTTGGGAAACTCAATAAAATCAATTGACCTGACTATAGCTGATGACGCTGTTGGGACAGTCACAACGCCGCGTAATGGTGGATGGGTGTTTGTAACAACACAAGGGCGTGGGAATTTCCCAGACCAAAACACAA